CGGTTCCCAATAATCACCAATCAGTTTTACTTGACCGTGTTCAAATTCCCAATACTGAAAACCAGCAAACTTGTCGCCCAAATAATACGGTGTTCTAAAATTTAATCTGTCGTTGTTCATTTTCCACACTCCATTAAACTGTCCTTCCAATCGCCTTCAAACAGGGCGATGTCAAAAGCGTCCAATACCGAACAATCACAAATCATCGTCCAACCATGATAACGGTCGTCGGGTTCTGTCTTTCTGTCAAACCACCACCATGCACCACATTCGTCCATCGCAACGAATCCAGGTTTCAGCAGTGGTAAAAGGTCTTGTATTTTTATTTGTGCCATCGTTCAATCCTTTTGTTCTAGTGCTGTTATTTGTTCTAGGGCTTTTTCAATCGCTTCAAAATGAAAACTTATAGGGTTGGTTCTGCGTATGTATTTCAACGTATCAACGGCGACATCCAATGCGTCCTGCGCTTGCCTTAATTGCTTTGCTAACCTCTCGTTTTCGGACTGCCGAACAGACATACCATTCACATAGTTGTCGATTTCGCGTTCTTTTGCCTTTACCTTTTTAACGCAACGGTCTTTTACGGTTCGTAGTTGATGTTGTGCTTTTTTACCGTCTATAAGGTCTTGCCAGATTTCTGCTGGTAGCGGGAAACTGGGAACGATACAGTTGCTGTTAGGACAATACGGTGTTGTCATATTACCAAACAATTCCGCACCACAGTAAGGGCATTTCATGATTTACTCCTATAACTTGCACATTACTATCTGTTTTGGCAAAACGCCACAACAGTAATAGCCAACGCCGAAACTCGGCTGTTTCCCACAGTTCTTAAACTGAACGCGGCGGTCAAACAATAACAGTTGTAATTCCTTGTCGTGAAACAATCTGTATGGCGCGCTATCGTTTAACCAGGTCATTGGCAATAATAAAGCAAACGGTTTGCCGAGCGCAAGAATACGCTCAACAAGTTTCGCCTTATTGTGAAATGGTGGATTAGACACAAGAACGTCAAAATCAGGCAATTCTGTGGCAAACAATCCGTCCCCTGCGTCGTAAAAGTTGTTTCCTGTGTCTTTGTGCTGGAAAACGACTTTATGTCCGTGTGCGGTCAAAATTTTGACATATTCCGAATCTGCTGTGTCAAACGGACACCAGATTGTTTTCCCCTTGAATTGTTCAAGGTATGGCAATAGGGGCAAAACAGCATAATCTGGCGTATAGCACTCGTCATTGATGTGCAATGTTTCATAAATACGTTTCATCATTTCGTTTCCTTTTGCATATTTGCGTTATATGAGAACTCGTCCTGTTTCATCAACATACTTTTTTAGTTTTTTTGCCTCCTGAAGGTGCGGGCATTCTATCGGAATCTGCACCCGTAGCGGCGGCAAATATGTATAAACAGGTTTCCAGCCAAGCCAAGTTTTATATTCAACGGTATACCACGTTGGGCGCTGTGTCCGCCAAGAGTTCAAATTGAACTCTGCCCCGTTGTGTTTCACAATTCGTGTTTTCATATACAATCCTTTATTTTCCTATAATACGCACACGGCCCTTATGTTTTTTCAGAAGAGTGAAGATTTCCCCGTATACTTTTTCCAATGTTTTTGAATCAACATACTCCACGGCAAGACAACAACGTCCATCGCTGAATAACTCCAATGTTTTGTTTTCGTAGTCAGCGACAACCGCGTCTATGTCAGTAATGTTGGCAAATCCAACATCTGTTTTCAACTGTACGCTAATGTCCATTTTGTCACCCCGCTGTCATGAAGAGCTGGTCTAAAGTTACGCCGTGTTTGAAAAGTTCATGAACGCATGGGTACCAATGCGACACATAATAAGCAGGCGCCTCATTTTTAGGAATCACACAAAAACCATAAGCGACCTCTTTCAAAAAATTATTGTTCCCACACAAGTCATAAATGCCTAATTTACATTCCATTGTGTTATTTACCCCCTTGCTTCATTGTTAAAATACCTTTATTTGTCGTTTTTTATGCCCCTACAGCACGTTTTTTCGTTTTTCTGGTATAACTACCCCACTTTTTTGCTTTCACGCGTCCTGGGGCGAATTTTTAACGTTTTCTAAATTATTCGCCAACCAGTCGTTTTCAACTTTTATCCAAAGTTTTCGCAAAAAGTCGCTCTGTATGTCTTGAGGAATGTCCCAATAGGTCTTTCCTTCTTCCATCATCATATACATCCGCGCTTTAGTTTCTTTTATCTTGCTGAATCCATCTGGCATAACACCAAAAATCTGCGCAGCCTTAACTCCACGCACAAACTCTTCTTGCCAATCTTCAAGCGGAACGTTTTCCACTTTTGTTGGCTTTTCTGGACACCAGCCCCATTCGCGTAAGGCCCGTTGTCTAAACTCTTCACGCATTGCGCTGGCCAGTACTGGGTCTTTTACCTTATCGCAACAGTCCATTAAAAATTTCCACGCTTTTACGCATTTAGTTGGTTTCATTTTGTTGCCTGCCGTTTCATTAGTGTTTTTTGCGTCTCGCCGTCTATTTGTGTGCCAGACTCGTTGCAGTCGACATCAACATAGTCCAGCAAGTATTGTCCACGGTCATAAAACACCACCGCGGCCTTTGTGTCGCCTCCTTGACGGTTTTTCAGGATGCGACAGTATGTTGCCGAGCCTTTGTGGTCTGAATAAAAACCATAGCGGTGACGCGCTATCGACAACACAATGGTCGGTGTGTGCACCTTAGCCTTGCTACCGCGCAAGTCATCCAGACACGGGCATAGGCTTTCTTTGTTTCTATTGCTAGCCAACTGGCTAAAGGTTATCAATGCGATTTGCTTTTCTGCCACAAAGCGCCATAGTGCGTTTATTGCGTTGACCATATCGGCGGGGCGTTCGCTTGGAACCAAAATATCCATATGGTCTAAAATAAACAACTTATAACCGAGGTCAACCTCTGCTTGTATGCTATCTGTTATTTTTTTAAGCGTCCAGTTAGGGTTTTCCATTTCGTGTACACTCACTAGGGGCAGACCGTTTTCGCTTGTCTGGAGCGAAATTTCGGCCGCTTTTGCGCATTCTGTTTTGTATTTTTCCCTGTGCTTTGTAAAATCCACCATCCAAGAACGCAAATCCAGTGGTTCAAACGCCGTTTTTACATACTGGCGATACACCAAGTCGGTGGCGTATGTTCCTGGCTCGTCTTCCAGCGAATACAGCACAACTGGTTGGCCTTGTTTGATGGCCGCCTGTGTGAAGATGCGACTCAGGGTGCTTTTACCGGTTCCGGTTCCTGCGGCCAACATAATCATATCGCCAGACATTATCCCGTGCAAGTTGTCTTGCAAAAACTGAATTGGGTAATCGCATAACACTTCCTTTAGCAGCATCTTCCTTTCCTTTTGTGCTGGTTACTTTCTTAAATCTGGGTCTGCATACCCGCCTTCTATGGCACGCTGGAACGAACGCGCCTGTAAGAAAAAGTCAAAGTCGGCTCGCCAGTCCGTGTTTTCGATGCACATGTTCTCACCAAAACCAGTTATTCTTTTACCGATCAAAAACATGCTTTCACCAAGCGCCTTGTCTATCTCGGCAAAGAACACGTTAGGGTCTTCTGTGCCTAGTTGCTTGAGTCGCTGTAAAAACGCTTTCTTCCTCTGCGGAGTAAGAGAACGCATTTTTGCTAGGTGGCGATGCTCAGCAATGGTGTTCCATTTTTCAAGTACGAAATTCCAATCCACAGAGCACCGGTCGGTCGTTCCACCTTGGGGGAACTCACAAACTTTAGTTTGTGTATGGGGGATATTATCTGTGTTTATATTTGTGTTAATATCTGGTATAGGTTCCACCATTTGGTGAAATTGATTTCCCCGTTTGGTGAAATTGATTTCCCCGTTTGGTGAAATGGAGTTTCCCGCTGGCAAGAACCGGTTTTCATCCGAAAAAGCATACCAATTTGTTCTATCGTATCTGTTCGAGTTATATTCGCCTTTTATAAGCACGCCAGCCGAAATCAGGTTGTCCAGAGCGCGTTCTATTTGTCGTTTTGAATATTCGGGGAATTGTTCACACAACGCCCTAACAGAATTATATGTCCAGTAGTGGCCGTCATAAAAATGGCTCCCGTTTGTCTTGTTTTTGAAAATCCAAAAAGAAAAATTTGAAATGAGCACGGCCTCTGCAACGCCAAATTCTTTTGCAATATCCGTATCATAAATATGAATCATGTTTTTTCCTTTTCTTACGTGGGCGGTTTATACACGCGCCCAGGTGCTTTTTTTTGCTGGTTCCATGTCTTCGGCCATCTACCTTTCCGTTGTCATGGCTGTATGCCGAATCCCCTAGCGTTCGGCCCCCGTAATACGGCCGGGGCGTGGTAGCATCACAAAAACTTGGTGGGCAGGCGGAAATGGAGAGAGATTGAAAAAGACAAGTAACCTGCCCGCGAATTTTGTCTTTGTTTTTTTCCATTTCCTATAAAAACTTTAACACCAATATTTTACTTTTCAACCGATTTGTGTGGGTGAATTTGACGCACCTCGTAAAACTGTTTTAACTCTATGGAATTAGCCAACATTTTTTTGTTGGCAAACAGTGTGCCGTCAGGGCAAATAAACATAAAGGCCCCAGGAAAAACAACGTCTTTGCCAGAATAATTATAAACCTCACCGTCCAAGTAATACAGGTGACCAAATTCCAATTCTTCTATGTCTTTGATATATTTCACTTTTACAACTGTTAATGACATTTTTTTCTCTCACATAATTTAGCCCCCCGAAGGGGGCTTTGGGTTTATTCTTCATCCAACGCTGATTCTGGGTCGGTTTCCAATGCCTTCATAGCGTCTACAATGGCTTTTACATCGGCTTTCGCTTCGCCCTTCAGGGTAGCCATAATATCCGCTAAATCGCGGCTCTTTTTGCCTTCCACAATGCGTTCTTGCAGGCAAGCGGTCAGACGTTTTGTCTTTGCTGCAACTGCCTTGAACACGTTGTAAGAGTGGAAATCAATACGGTTCATCGCAACTGGCAAATCTGCCAACGCTACACCGCCGTTTTCAGAAGACAGGTACTCGTACTTAGCGTAAACCTTTTTTACTTTGAAAAAGGCCAACTTTCCGTGCGCCCATACGGCGAAAATATCGCCTTTTGCAACTTCGTCCAGTTGCGTTGCGTAAAAGCGCGACTCTGCTTCATCACATTCTTTCTTAGTGTGGTTAACCAAGATACCTTTCAAGACTTTCATACTTTACTCCTTTTTTTGTTGTAGACTAGTCTTCATCAGAGAGCAAGTTGTCATCTTGCCCTGACCCCTTTCGGGGTTTCGACTTATTTCAACAATGCCAAAAAATCAACGCACTCGCCGAAAACATACGAATCTAACCCATAGACCGTTGGTTTTCCGTTTGTTCTTTGCATATTATCTTCAATAAAATCCTTTGTTGAATCTTCATTAACCTCTTTGTTGGCTTTAATCAATCTTGATACACAATCAACGACAATGTTTTTTGCGTTGATCGTATCTTCGATATCGTCTTTTTCCCAACGGGTTTCAAAAGTTGAGCCTTTGTAGTTTTCCAACAGGTGTTTTATATCTGCTTTGTAAATATTTAACACCTTGAACACCTTGTCTGTTTTCTTGTAAACCTTTGTTTTCAGTTCCTGTTTTGGTTTAATTTGGCGGTCAATAACGCACAGATGGTTCTCACCTTTAACGACCGACTTATACAACCACGCGCGAACTGGTTGACGGGTACTCAAGTAGCAAATACATCCTTGGTTCTGGTCAAAATATTCATATTTTGAAGTCTGTTTTTCTCCAAACCATGGGTCTGCCTTTGTTGGGCCACCATAATACGAGTTATACTGTGAATACGAATACGTTGGCAAACTCACAGGGAATGCACTATTGTTTGAAAACCAAGCACCATCGCGCATAACGCCGTTTTCTTTGTTCAGGATTAAAATTTCACCAGTTTCGTTATCCATAATAGCGAACTTACTCGTGCCCAAAGCCAATTCAAGCAACGTTTTGTACTCTTTAATCCAATCCATTGTTTTATCTTTCAAGAAAGCCAGACCAAAAGTTTCCGAATCTGTTTTTCCTGGCAACGGTTCTATACGAATTGTTCCGTTATGCGCAAAAGTCACGTGGTCTAAAACGAACGGGTGGCAGTTTTCAGGCTTTACCTCGCCCACACTTCTAATTCTAAAATGAGCGATGAATGCCGTATCTTCCTTGTTCAGTTCTTCCATTTTTGTCAGAAACTGGGCCTTATTCATGAACCCTTTTTGGAACATTACATCGCCGTTTTTCTCTTTATAAACGACACCAGCCCCATCTGAGTTAGAATCCCACGCTTGGGAAAAATACTTTTTGTTCAGCGGTTTAACGCCTTTATCTTTTACTATTATAACACACATAATTAAGCCTCCATTTTTAATTCTTCAATCAGTTTTTTGTACTCTGTTTTTGTGAAGAAGTTCTTTTCAAGTTGTTCATCTGCACACGCCTTTATGTAGCGTTTCAGTCCATTTGGAAAACTTTCCAAAATTTTATCTTTAGGTGTCCCGTCCGCAACCATATTGAAGAAAGTTTTACAGAACGCCAATCTTTGCAGAATCAGTTTTGGGTCTAATGTTGAATTAAAAACCCTAAACTCAACGGTTCCATGGCTGTTATAACTAATAGCGGCATGATGCGCGTCATAATCCGCATCAAACGACGCATATCTGTTCATCAGGTCAGCGTTGTTTCGCTGTGATACAGCCAACATCAGTGTTTTTAGCGTGCCTTTTTTACACATATCGTTGATTTTTTCTGCAATCGTATCTGAGCAAGTGTCACGTCTAGAAACGTGGATATGAATCCCAGCCGTGTCCCCAGCGTGCCCACCATGCTTTTTCAGGGCTTCGCATACCGGTTTCAGATTTGACAAATACTTCCACCAAGAGTACGAACCACAATCCCAAGACAACTCGTTTTGCCCAGCAACCGATGAGTCGTAACCATAGTGCAACTGGCCTTGGTGTGCGTCTTGCAGTTCTTTCCAACCGTAAAACTCGCCCTCAAATTCCATTTCCAGCCCCAATATTGCTGTGTTTGCCGCATCCATTGGTGTCCGGTAAAAAGACAGGTCGCCACGCCAGCCATACACGCGGTTTCCATACTCTTTTTCGCGCAGTTCATAGTTTTTATAGCAACTATCACACACACGCAAATCGCAATTTGGTACTTTTTTCAACCACGGCTGGGCACTATTACGTTTTACTACCTGCCGAAACTTATTATGACAGAACGCACACTCGCACGTTACGCGCGCATATTCCTTGTTTGGCAGGCTTTCTACTGCCCCGCCTACAATCTTCGCCACTTCATCGTTTGAGCGCTGTGGGGGGATTATATGGCGTTTCTGTGCTTTTGCTTTTTTGCCTTGAATTTTTACACCGGTCTGTTCAAACAAGGTATCGCAGTCCTCTATCGAACAATCGATGAAATTCACATCTTCAAAAACACAAATTTGAAACCATACGTTTTTGAAAACACAGTTTTTGAATGTCGTTTTAACGAACTTGTGGTAGAAACCAACATCTTCTAAGACGACGTCTTCAACGGTTGCGCCAATCAGTTCATTTGGGTTATTGCAGGATGCTTTTCGCAGAAAATCCAGCCCAGTGCTTTCATCTGTAAAAACAGTCCCATCTGAATATGTAATTTTGCTCATTTTTTATGACTCCTTTATGCCATTTGTTTCAACACATCTGCTACTGGCATTCCGTAGAGATGTGGGTTGTTTTTATCGTTTAACAGACGCAAGTATGCCGCTTTTGCGTATTTGGGCATCTTCTTAAAGAAATCCGTAATTGGATCGTCTTTAAGCAGAAACCGGTAAAACGCCTTTGCAACTAAAAGTCTATCTTTGAATATTTTTGTGTTTGTTGTGGATTCCCATACACGAAACTCGACTGTTCCGAAAGTGTCGAATTGGTCGTGCACGGCATTGTTACCTGTAAACCACAGACCATTGTGGTTGTTCCGCGCGCTTATGGGCAACAATACGATTTGTACATCGTCTAGATGTAATTTTGCGCGACGTGCCACTTGCTCTGCCTTAGGCCCTGAAACATGTATATGCATTCCAGCGGTTTTCGCTTGCTTGAACCCATTTTTTTCCAGTGCTTTCAAGATGCTTTCTATCTCTTGGTTTTTCCAACCTTTTAGTGTCGGGTGCCTAAATCTAATCTCACGCCCGTTATCCAGAGAACAATCATAACCAACGTCTTGAACGAGTTTTGAATTTTTCACGGCTTCAGGAATCGCGAAACGATTTCCTTCACACTCAAGTTCTAACTCAACACCAAGTTCTATTTCCTTCATTTTTAATCTCCCTAAAATACAAGTTCTGCACTATCTTTTTCACACAGGTCTAAAATGTATATACACCTTGTGTTTTTTACGGCGTTATGGCTTGGTGGATACCAATAACCACAAAAATCGTTCAAAAAGACACCTCTCTCTTTTGAGTAAGTTGCAACAAAACGTCTACCATCACTCGCAATCCTAATTCGGAACTTACATTGGTTTAGTTTTTCCAAAAAATCTATGTCGTATTCTTTCATTTTTTGCTCCTTATTTTCTGCCACACAAATCCAGAACATCTGCTGTAAATGCATCGCGTTCCAAACACAGTTCTGGCTCCTGAATCCTAAAAAGATACCACGAATAATAAAATCCAGGTGGCATATTAGGCATCCTAGCGCCCGCCCAACGTTCGCTATTGCTTAAAAAGAACATTGCGTCGCCGTCCCGCGCCAACTCGCCTTTTGTTCTTCGCAACTGTATATGGCAACCATTTAACATTGCCAAATTGTTTATTTGTGTTTTCATCTGTAATCAACCTCCAGTGTTGCCCTTCCGCACAGGTCTAGAATAAACATTTTGTTTGTGTTTCTGGGGCGGTGGCGTGCAGGAAGCATCCAACGTCCTCCACTTGGTGTTGCTGCGAACAAAAACAGACTACCATCACCAGTAGTTTCTGCGCGAACCACAGAAACAAAAGTGTAGTTAGGTCGACAAAGAAACGAATCAGAAATTATTTGTATTCCACTCCCAATCAGGTACGCCATATTTTCAACAGGCATTTTTTGCTCCTTATTTTTTACCGTGTCGCGTCAACTAAATCATCAACCCACGCCCAGCGTTCAACCTCGCCAGCGGTAAATATATCGCCAGACCCGTATTCAATAAATCCCAAATCCTTGTCGTAATAGCCCAGATGGCGCACACCTATCTCGTCAAAAAAGATGATGTCGTAATCTGCGGTAGGATTATCGTTTGTGTGCCAAATTTGTTTGCTAGTTTCGTTTTTCATTGTTTTCGCCTCTTTTTATTTCCCAGTAATGTTCACACTTGCCTTTCTCAAAAGGCGGTGTCGTGAAAAAACTCTGCCACCATTCATCAGGTTTTGCCTTATATCGGTAGCAGGTTTCTTTTAACGGGCATCCAACACCCGTACACATTGTAATATCTGGCATGTTTTATTCCTTGTTTTCAGGTTTGTAAAAGTTAAACAGAATATACAAAAGCGTTTGTAGTGAATCCATCTTTGCGTCTAAGTTACGCCCGTCACAATCAGCACAACCAGTAGAACATAAATAAAACGCTATGTCCACGGCCATGTCCCAGATACCATTGGCACCTTTTTCATCCAATCCATCTGGCAACGAAAAGTCGTAATCCTCTGGGTTAAACTGTTTTAACCCGCACCCAATCAACAAGTTTTTTAACTCTAAAACTTTGTTCATAATAACGCTCCTATTGTAATTAAACATACGCCGTATACGGCAATCATCATTAAGACAAACATTATACAAACCCCAATCGGGTACATAATCTGTTCAAGTACGTTTTTCATTTTATTCATCTGAATCCTCCACAAAGTTCGTGTGTATTGCTAACTCTTCTATTCCGTATGAATAGCCGTTATCTTGCTTTTCCAGCCAGCACACACAATCTTGCGCCGCTTGTAAATTGTTGAAAATGTCGTAAATATCTTTTTCTTGACAAATGCCGTCATCATATTCCCAAACAATCCAAATTCTGTCTGGAGGCGTTATCAAATGTACGTGTTTGTTCATGTTTTACTCCTTTGGTTCACCAGAAAAAGCGTAGTTGTGCCACGCCTTGCGCATCAACCATTTTGATGACCGCACGCGACGTGCACGTATTCGGCAATAATCACTACCGTATACTTTTTCAACTTTTTGAAGTGCATATCTAAGTTCACGCGATTCATCGCACGAGGCGCATACTGGCAACGTTATAATGTGTACTCGTTTATTCATGTTGTTCCTCTTTGTTGAATTTGTATTCTGTACGTGGCGCACCTCTTAAATCTTTCAAGTATTGACCGCTGGTTTTCGCATCAATGCACAGCACATCGCAAATCGTTATTTGCAGGTTTCTGATTGCAATGCGCTCGGCAACAGTTATACGACAATCAGAATTGCGCACAAGGTTTTGAAAGTATCTAAGTTGTTCACGTAGTTTATCCTTGCGGGATTTTGATAGTATCATTTCGTAATCCTATTTTGTCATTAAGTCGTCAATCTTGGCAAATATAGCCGGTAAAATCACTTTGTTTATCTCATTGGCAATGTCTTTGCGTACTGCCTTATCGGTAGGAGTTGTGATTCCAGCACCATGACCACCAAATATTTGAGCCGCATCTTTCAGTTTGTATGCAGTAGTCATCAGTTCTGATAATTTCAATTGTTCGTCTTTATTCAAAACGCACTCTTCAAGTTCCGACCATTCGCCAATTCGGCGGATTTTGTTGTCTTCCAGTATGCCATCGTAGTGTCTATGGAAATCACGGGACTGGACGTAGCCGAATCCCCAATACCAGTCGCAATCCCAAGACGGCGTAGATAAATATACATTTTGACCGTCTTTCAGTTTGCCCAGTAGGTAAACCTCTCCGACTGGAAACCCCCTTGTTTTTGTTGTTTTTTGTTTTTTCATGACTAACTCCGTTTGTTAAAACGTTCATAAAGGCGTAAAATTTGCCCGTACGCGCGTTTTTGTTGTTTTTTGGTATAGTTTACCGTACTCGGCGCAAATACGCGTCTAGAGCGATATCTCGCGCCGTAGCGTTTGTTATACCGTTTGCCGCACCAATTAGCGCAGTTTTTATCAATTTTGCTCCGTAGTGTGCATTCAGTCGTAAAATGGCGTCCATTCTCCCTAATACGCCATCTTGCGTAGTAGTTCTCATAATCGTAGCAACTTTATTGTTAAATCTCTCTTCCATAACTTCCTCCAGTTTGTTATTATCTTTCGATCGTTACAACATTGTATCTAATCTTGTGATATTCTGCGTATGCTCTCAGCGCGTTTGGGTTTCCACTATCACGGATTAGTACCTGGTCACATGTTTTGTAGTGTTGGTACAACTGTCCCCATATCTCAACGCCGTTCTTCGTAGTTATCACCATGGTGTATTTTTTCATTTTATTCCTCCGTTATCTTTAACTTCCTAGCAAAAGACCTCTTGGTTTTCCGTAGCAAGTTTCCGTACGTCATCCGCCGGCGTTGCCGTAGTGTACCGTTTACCGTAGTAGTAAAAATATGTCATAACTAACTCCTATTATTCATAATATTCATCAACTATCTCTTTGAATATACTATATAAAGTATCAATATCTATCAGATTGCCCTGTTCTGTTTCATACCAGGTAATATCTAAATACTTTTTATCTAAGTAGTCGCAATTACACAAATAATCGTCTATCGCCTCCTCCAAATGGTCGTAAAACGTCGTTTTATTCCACGCATTGCGAATCTCATCCTCAAAACTACTCAACGCACGCGCGTTTTTTTCATAATTTATAAAATCATCATCGTTTTTATAATAATTGAATAACTCATCACGTTCTGTCATATCTATCTCCATAATTCCAGTTGTACGATTTTATCGTACATCATAAAAAAATAACCGGAGTCAACCGGTTATAGATTTTTGTAATTGATGCCCGTGGCACGGGGCGTCCTATACCTTGCGCGTATGAACGCTTTATCCGCGCCCTGTAAACGTACCTCCGCCGTCGCAATACGACGCGCCCCGTCAATAAATAATTTACGCTTGCGCGCGAGATGCGCCTTTATACCGTCCATAGTATCGCCCTTGGAGATATAAAACCTACACAAGCACGGCGCAAGCCCCGCGGGCGCAACGGGCGCAACATGCCACCCGTTTATGAATAACACGCCGCGCGCCGCCCCCTTGCAATCCATCCATGCGTAAATTGCCTTCATGTCAATCTCACATATCTAACAAGTCATCGATAGTATACTCTGTTGTTGTTTTATAACTATCCACCATCGGCGTCATCGCATCCGATACTTGATAACTAACCGCCGAGTACCCATGCGCACGCAAGTAATCCTCCGCACCCTCGCACAATTTATCGTTCAAGCGACGTCCGCGCCCCGATTGCGACGTATAATCCCCGCGTAATACCAAGCCGGTATACTCCGTCCCGTCCATCTCCAACAACAAGCAAGGTACGCCCCCGCGCAATACTAACATGCCACCATAAGGCAATCTCCACCCCTTTTTGGCATTCAACGCGTCCACTTTATCGTCCGGTACGTAGACGCACGCCTTGATCAATTTACCGTTTTTGTCTTTCTTTTTCTGGCACAGGAAAGCCGCCGTGCCCTTTTCATTTATAACTTCATTATAAGTTTTTTTCATGTTCTATCCTTTTTTGTTTTATAACAAACGTGCATAATAGCACACATAATCCGTATAACATCGCATAGATAACGCATACACATAACGCATACGCCCGCACCCGTGGCACAAGCACACACGCACATATACACGCACACAATACGAATAATAACGGCTCTACATTCATCCCTTTATCGCCTGGGGGCTTTTACCCCCAGACGCCCCCACCAATTATTTACATGCGCTCTCAACCGCCTTCAAGTGCGCAATACAACCGCGCGCCCTTGCCAACGCCTGTTCACACACGCGCCGATCCTCCCATGATAAACATGGATAAAAATCAACATACAACGCATGCACTTGTTCAATGGCATCTGCCACCGCTTTATAATTTATTGCCTTTTTCATTTTTTTACTCCATTTTTTAACTTTTTAAGTTATGGCAACTTTTTCTTGCCACGCCCCCATTGTTTACCAATTCGCAGGAACTTTTGTATCGTTTGTTGGCGATTTGGTATATGCCCGCAAACCCGCAGAAAATAAGCATTCTTTTTGTGGGGAAGGGGTTTTTGACCTCGCATCCATTGGGGGGGGTGGGTAGTTAACTTGACATTTTTACGATTAGCGGTAAGAATGTTTATGTAGTAGGTATGATGGGTTAGACAAGGTTACTGGTGTAATGCGCACATGTTTATATTTGTTATATATATTACGTGCATTAGTCTTAGTGGTTAATTTGGTATTTTGGGTACGTTATGGGCGGCAAGCAGCGTGCTGATAATACACACCGGCGTGTGTAAATAGCGTTAAGATACGAAGGTTAACTAGTAAGGTTATGAAGGGTACCGGAATCCTATATGCGAAAGGCCGGGGTGGTTTTTTTATCTAAAAGATGGGGTAGTTTTATGGCGAAAGGGAAGCCTGGGACTGGGAAGCCTGTTAAGGAACGGACTGGCATAAAGATGCCGGATGATTTTTGTGTAAATGGTTGGTGTCGTGCGAACAACTATTTATTAAAGGAAGAAGATTTTGAGAGCAAGCGTTTATACAATCAGGAACGGTTTAAGCGTTCTGGTGTAGTTATGCGTGCGTATCAGCAGACGGATGTGTACAAGAAGAGTTGGTCTGCTGTAATGGCTGATAATTGGGAAGAGCGTGCGCGTGCGGCGCGGCAGGCGAGTGACACTACTGAAGTATTATTGTTAGAGAAGTTAACTGCGCGTGAAGATGGTGTAACGACGAGTGAGTTAGTTGCTAATTGTATAAATTTGATAGCGAAGGAACTAGCGAAGCGTGGTGCGAGTGGTGTTGAGCAGTTAGAACTGAAAGATTTGGTATTAATCTCGAACACGTTAATAGGTTTAATGAAGACTGCGAGTGCGACGAAGAAGGAACAGGGTTGGAAGGTACCGCAGGTACAGGTTAACAATGTAACGGTTAACAATTCGTCGAAGACTGGTGGTGTAGTTGGTGGGTTGAGTGACGTTATTGACATAAGGGGCACCAAATGACGCAGCAAGAGAAGTATGAACTTGCGAAGAAGTTGTTATTAAACTTCAAGGAATATGTGAAATGGATACACATGCTTGCGCAAGGGTCAGAATATGACATGATGCCGTGTCATGAAAAAATATGTGACACGTTACAGAAGTACGCTGAAGGAAGGAATGAGAAGCGTAATTTAATGATAAACTGTCCTGTTGGGATGGGGAAGTCGTTATTGGTTCAGTATTTTATCACGTGGTGTTTTGCGCGTAACAAGAGTTGTATGTTCTGTTATGTGTCGTATGGGGAGAAACTGATTAAGAAGTTATCGCGGGACAGTCGTAATCTGATGATGTTGCCTGAATGGGAAGAACTATTTGGGAAGGAAATGGATCCGGGCGACAAATCGGTATTAAACTATCACTTAATAAGTGGTGGGTTAAGAAGTGGGTTGACGGCTGGTACGATATCTTCGGCGTTGCTTGGTGTTGACTGTGGCAGTCCGGCATCCCCTGATCAGACCTACACTGGTTCAATGATTTTAGATGATATTTGTTCGCCTGAAATTGTAACGTCCGTGCATGAGCAGATAAACACGCCCGAAATATATCAGCGCAAGTTAGCCACGCGAAGAAGAACGCCCAAGACTGGCACTATATGTATTATGCAGCGGCTACATCCGCAGGATTTTGCTGGCTGGGTTGCTAAAAATGAACCAGACGAATGGGAATGGGTTATTATTCCTGCGTTGAATGAAGCGGGGGAGAGTTTTTATCCCAAGCGTTATCCCAAGGAAGAATTAGAGCGGTTACAGAAGCAGAATCCGTATATGTTTGCTGCCATGTACATGCAGAAGCCGATTGAGAACTATGGTGCGTATTTTCATCCGGAATGGATACAAACGTTTAGAACGACGCCAGAAGCGTTTCAGAAAGTGTTTATCACCACTGACTTTGGTTTTACCACAAGCGGGGACAAGTCTGTATTTGCGTGTTGGGGCTTAGCAAAGGACAACAATCTGTACTTATTAAGAAGCCGAATGGGCAAATGGGAAAGTCCTGACGCTAAAAAGTACTGTGTAGAGTTTTTCAGGCACTGTAATGCGGCGTTTAGACAGTGCAGAAGGGTTTATGTTGAAAATACGTTGTCTGGTATAGGTTTCATACAGGAAATGCGCAGGGAATGCCCTACAATGGCCATTGTGCCATTAAGACGTGGTGCCAAGAAGAACAAAATGAACCGTGTAGAGTCAGCAATGACTTGGTTAGAAGCCGGAAGGGTGTATTTTAGGGAAGCAGACCCAAACTTTGTACCAATGCGCGCCGAATTGCTGGCTTATAACCCAGGTGATAAAAATCCAAAAGATGAATGGATAGATAACGCGGGAGATGCTTGCGAGATAGCCTTTAATATGAAAGCCAGTTCAATTTTTGTTTAAGTGGAGTAAAAAATGGAGTTCTTAAGAATGACGGCGAAAGAGTATAGACAACAGTTTACAAAGAACAAATATCATGCGCAGAAGACTGAAGTGGGCGGAATAACGTTTGATTCCAAGAAAGAAGCCAAGGACGGCCTAAAGTTGCAACAACTCGCTTCTACGGGCGTTATTTCTAATTTACAGAGGCAGGTTAAGTTTGTTCTCCAGGAAGGGTATAGAAACAGCCAAGGCAAAGCGATACGCCCAATATGCTACATAGCCGACTTTGTTTATGAACGCGACGGGAAGAAGTACGTACAGGACTCTAAAGGTGTACGAACCGAGGTTTATAAAATTAAGCGAAAAATTTTTGAAAAAAAATACCCGGAATATATTTTCCTTGAAACATAGTGGCGCGGGCTTTTCTTAAATGCGAGCCCAAGGAACCCTGTTTACCGCCAATCAATTTCATCGGTGTTTGATTTCCCAAGGTTACAATCTGCGCACAAGACCTGCAGGTTGGTTGGGTCTAGCCGCTTGCTCCAATCTTTAGATAAAGGCACTATATGGTCTACGTGCAGTATTACGCCGTCTTTTCTGCTACGCCCACAAAGTTGGCAACAACCGTTCTGTTCGCGCAAAACAGTGTAGCGCAATCTACGCCAAGCGTCAGATTCATAAAGTGCTTGCGCGTTCTTTTTGCTATAGCAGTCATTTGCCGTTTTGTTCTTTCGTGGTGGCAATGGCGGCAAAGGGATTATTGCATCGGGGCCCAAAGGCTTTTTCAAAATCTGGGAACTCTTCTCTGCTTTTATTTCTGGAATATAGCCAATAATTTCAAAAATGTAATCCGGAACCTCTGCGCAAGGATACGGGGCTGCCAGACTTATTGGTTTGACTGGCAAGACGATTCGCCCGCTGTTTTGCACGTAGTTTAACAAAACCCCCTGCCAAAAGAACGTGCCACAAGTACGCTTTTTGTGTTTTTTCAGTTGTTTTTTGTTTATGTTTGGAAACTGTTTTTTGAATAAGACCTTGGCTATTTCACATGGCGCGTTAAGGTTTTTGGGCAGTTTCAATTTTGGACTGTGTTTTCCTGCACTTGCCAACCCAATCTGCGATAAAATAACTCTGTTTAGACGAATCTTCATAACATACCCTTATTGTTATACCCTTAAAACAATGTGGCAGGCAACAGGATTCTTGCTTTTCGGTAGCGAACCTAGCCACATACCAATTATTATCTTTTAGGCACGGGAGTCAATTTTTTTGTTGAAATTATTTTTATAAGGTTGTAAGCATAAAAATGGTCTGGCAACGTAAGCAGATTTTCGACGACTTGAACACGAAGACGACCAGAGACCGGGGTGACAAAAAAATCACTAACGCTTGTCGGTTTGCAATAAACCGAATGATGGTACTAGAACATACGTACCCTGAGTTGCAAGAGTGTAACACCCATAGGGCTTCCACAAAAGTCACCTTGGTAGTAAGAGTGGACAAGTCGCCAAATAACTCTAAACTATACATAATATTTTTTATTTTGGCGCACTTTTTAATAACTTGTTGTTTATACTAAAAAACCCGCCGAAGCGGGAATTTTTATAATTTTTCCTGAATAAACTTAAGCGCCTCTTCAGCCCCCTCTTTTTCAACATTGACGCCGTATTTTAGCAACAAAGCGGTCAGCATTATGCTGTGCTTTACTTCCTCAGCCATAATATCGCGAATCATTTTTACGCCATTGGTGTCTTTTTCTTCTTCTAGGGCTGCCAACAGTGGCGCGTATTCTTCCAGCGCAGAGCCTTCAGATTTCATATTCTTCGTTATCAGTTCTTGAATTTTTTCCATTTTTAGGCCTCATAGGTACAAAGGTTGTTTCTTTGGTAAAACGGAGGTTTTCGACCTTAAAGCGCAGTTCGTCCCAGTCTATGCTGGCCTTAAACGCCTTGTATTCGTTTTTTTCCCAAATGTATGTTCGTGGAGAACTGATGGTCTTGTTTATGCTTTTAAGCCCGTCTTCTTGAAGCAAAAAACGCAGATACAACTCTGCGTCATCTTTTGAATCAAAATAATATTTGTCGGTGATGATGCCCTTGGGCGTAGTTTCACTGGCCAGAACCTCGTATTTATTAAAAGGTTCCCCGTTTTTTATCGGATAAAAACACGGCCCTCGTATCTCCATGCTCTGATTATATTAGATAAACTTGCTAAAAGTCAAACAATTAGTTATAATGACGGAGTGATAAAGGATTCTTTATGGCGAAAAAGGCTTCAATAAAAGATGTTAAGTTAAGCAACTCCATGCAACAGATGGTTTCTGGGATTATTCCTAGTGGGCAAAACACAGACGGTTCGCGTTCGCCTAACAAAATAAACTCCCTTCAAACCTTGGCGCAACAGGTTCGTGCCGGTTATATTACTTTGAACTATCCGTTGCTGACATATTTGTATCAGCAGTTTGGTTTGATTCAGTCGTTGATTGAAGTTCCTGTTCGTGACGCGTTTCGTGGTGGTTTAACGATTCATGGGTACGAGAAGAAGGTTGTTCCAGAGACACGGAAACGCAAAAAGAGCCTGTTTAGTTTCTGGAATGCTGAAGATGATAAAAAGAACGCGCAGCCCAACTTTGAAATAGAGCAACAGAAGAAGCGTGAGGCGTGGGAAAAAGAACAAACCGCGCTAGATAAGAAACTTAAAGAAGGCGACGATTCGTACTTCCGTGAAGAGATTACGCGTGAAGAAACCCGTAAGATAGAAATTTACCTGCGTCGTAATCAGGTGTGGGAAAAGGTTCAGCAGGCAGAATTTTGGAAACGTCTGTTTGGTGGTTCTGGCATTGTTATTATGGACGGCAGAGATCCTGCCACACCGTTAAACTTGGAAGATATTAACGAATCTACCGATTTGGACTTCTTCGTTACTGATAACTGGGAGCTGAGTGGTTCCACACAAACGGGCAACGATGGGCTATCACCGATAGATTGGCTTTCAGAAACGCCATTTATGGTTCGTGGCCATAAAATACACAAGTCGCGTGTTATCTTGCTTAAGGGCAAAGAGTTTACGCCTTTGTACCGTGCCGTAGGTCGTGGCTGGGGCATGTCCATTCTGGAACCGTTGGTTCGTACCTTGAATAAGGGCGTTAAAAACGAAAACGTTATCTTTGAGTTACTGGATGAAGCAAAAATCGATATTTTCCAGTTCTATGGCCTGAACGATGCCTTGCAGGACGAACAGGCCACCGATGCTATTACGCGCCGTGTGGGTTATGCTTCAATGGTTAAAAACTATATGAAAGCAATCCTTATGGACTCAGAAGACTCGTACAACCAGAAGCAAATTCACTTCTCTGGCTTGGCGGACTTAAAGGTCGATTCACGTGTGGATATGGCGGCAGATGCACGTATAAACATGAACAAGTTATATGGGACATCGCCCGCTGGCTTTAACTCTGGTGAGGCAGACCGCGAAACGTATGCTGATACTGTTGAAGCGGAAGTTCGCATGCCAGTAGAACCAGCAATCATTCGTATTTTGGAAGTTGTTGGTCGTAAGGTTCTGAACAAGACCTTGGACTGGGATATTGAATGGAAACCATTGATTCGTGCTTCTGAATATGAAATTGAAAAACAGAAAACATTGATGTTGGCGAACTTGAATGAAGCAAACATTTGGGGGCGCATAACAAACAAAGAATGGCAGGATGCCGTTAACAAATACAACTTGCTGGGCATTGACGTATCCTACAAAGAAACCTTTGTTGCTGACCCAATGGCAAAGCAGGTGTTCAAACCAGGGTTCGGAGGTAAGTAATGAGTTACTTTGAAAAAGAAAACACAGCCGTTCCACGTATTGAAGAGAACGAAATCCCAAAGGGCCAGACATACCGCGCCAAATTTATTTCTGCTGGCGCTGTAGGCTATAAAGACGGGGTTTACTTCCTGTCACAGGATAGTTTAGATTCTTTTGCGTGGACGTTGAAGGGTTGTCCAGTAGTTATTGGGCATCAGGATATTGAAGACACAAAAGACATGAAGGAAAAGGCAGTCGGCTACGTTTCCAACGTTGACCGCTGTGAGACCGGTGATTGGTATGCCGACTTCATTATTTTTGAAGACAAGGCCATAAATAAAATTGCTAACGGCGACGTTCCTTATGTTTCGTGTGCCTACAGAGCGGATTTAACGACCGATGATTGCGATATCAACAACGTTAAATACAAAAAGCGGATAATCGGCGGTGAGATGTTGCATCTTGCGCTTGTCAAAAATCCGCGTTATAATGGAACTGATATATGGAGAAACTCCACCGATGAGTTCTTTGTTGGTGAGGGTGCTTTATATAACGAAAAGGAAAACGTTATGTTCGGATTCAAAAAGACAAAAGTAGAGTTGGACAAAGATACGTTAATCAACACGTCTTTGGGCGACAAAACAATCGAAGAGTTAATTAACGAACTGGAAGCCGCACAAACAAAGATTGCGGAACAGGAAGCAAAAATCAAAGATTTGGAAGCAGAAAAAGAAGCAGCAAAGGCATCTGAAGCCACTGTGGTTGAAGATCCAAAGGTTGAAGAAACCGCTGTCGAAACTGAAACCAAAGAAAACGCAGTTGAAGTGGAGGAATCCACCGATGCTGGTTTGAAACAGGACTTGAATAACGCTTTGACCGAAAAGCCAAAAGTTGAAGTCGTCACAGTCCCCAATGTTAATGTTTAACAAGGAGTAAAGAAATGGCTATTGTAAAAACTAATTTCTATGCTCAGAGCTTGAACCAATTCGCGCCAAACCGTTTGCGCGGTGAATACTTGGATTGGGGCTTGAACGCTCAGGTCATGGAAGTTGAAATTGACGCTTCTTCTGCGCCGATTTACGCCGGGGATAAAGTCACCATCGTGGCTACATCTAAAGGCAAACTGAAAGTCAAAGCGGGAGCCGCTGCAGATAAGGCGTATGGCTATGCTTTGTACAATTCAAAACACAGTGTATTTAACCCAGGCGACATCATTTCCGTTTTGCGTGATGGCGGCGTTATTTCCGCAGTTACCGACGAAGAAATCAGTGCTGGCGATGTTGTTTATTACGACCCAGCAGATGGCGGCGTTACAAAAACAGCAGGCGCATTGAGCGGCCCAATGGGTATCGCGTTGGCAGCAGTTGCTGCAGCAGAAAACGGCGTTCTGATTCCTGTGGAAGTTGTTAAAGAACCGCTGGCATAAGGAGTAAGAAATGGCAGAAAAGAAATATTTGGTAAATGGCGTTGAAAAAGAACGCTCCGAATTGTTCAATGATGCCGAATTGGCGCGTATTGACCAAACACAAGAATTGGTTAATGCTGCTGGTTTTGGTGACATTGACATCACTTTGCTGACGGTTATCGAATCTGAAATTTCCCGTCAGAAATTCTACACAATCGACCCGGAAAAGTATTTGCCGGTTGACCACACCAAGGGTGGCTGGAACGACTATATCACCGTTCTGCGTTCCTTCTACAATATTGAAGGCGACATTGCTTCTTGGGAACGTGGCAATGACACAGATAATGCACGCCGTGGCCAAGTTGGCGCGAAAGTTGAATCTGTGCCGGTTAAAATCCACAACTTCAACAAAATGGTTTCCTGGTCGCTGTTTGAATTGCGTCAGTCTATGGAAACGGGTGTTTGGAACGTTGTTACGGAAAAAGAACGTGCGCGCAAAGTCGACCACGACTTGTCAGTTCAGCGTATGTTGCTGTTGGGCGACGCTTCCCACAAAGGTTTGTTGAACCAGACTGGTGTTCCTGTAGATGCTACAGTTTTGACAAAGAAGATTTCTTCTATGTCTGCTGCTGAATTTAAGACATTCTTGGGTTCAGTGTTTGGCAACTACTATGCACAGACAGGTATGACTGCTATGCCAGATACACTGGTAATGCCAGTAGAAGACTTCATGGGCTTGGGTGTTGCGGTTGACGAACAGTATCCAGTGTTCACAACTATGTATCAGCGCTTGACAGACGTGTTCCGTCAGGTAACTGGTAACCCGAATGCGGAAATCTTGCCTTTGGCATACTGCGATGCAAAATACAACAACGGTAAAGCCCGTTATGTTCTGTACCGCAAGGACTTCGACACACTGCGTGCCTACAACCCATATACTTACAACGTTGTACAGGGCGCGACAGTCGATGGCATGAACTATCAGAATACTGCGTATTCGCGTATTTCGGATGTGTTCGTGAACCGTCCAGCCGAATTGCTGTATATGGAATTTTAATTCTGTACGGCTACGCCTTAAGGGGGTTGGGGATTGCCCCGCCCCCTTTTTTCTTAATAGGAGAAACAAATGCAAATAGTAAATACAGGAACCGAAACGTTAACCCTGTCCGTGGCAGGAAACATTGTAGTATTAAAGCCAACACAGGCTTGCGAAATGACCGAAAGTCAGTTTGATGCGTTCCGACGCGTATTTCCAGAGTTGGAATGGGTTGAATTGGCTGCGGACGTAAAAGAGCCAGAAACCACACCAAAGGAAGCAAAGCATGTTGTCAAAAATAAAAAACAACGGAAATAGGGTTTTTTTGCCCTCTGGGCGCTGGTTAGAAAAAGGCGAGGAATTAACCGTCACAACCCCTGAAGCGCACCTGTTGGTTATTACAAGCCCAAATATCGTTATCATAGAAGAAAAGAAGAAAAAAAGATGAATAAGTTTCCCGTTTCCTTGGATGTTTTTAAGAATTATTTCCTGCGTGAAGCGGGATTGGAATACCAGCCGTACCCTTCGTGGGTTAAAACCACGTGGGATAAAGGCGACTGGTGTTTGTTTGAAAACGTGTTTTATCAGTCAGACATTGACTATAATCACGAAATACCCGGCCCAGACTGGACTGTTGGTAGTTATGTTTATGAGGCTGGAACAGCCTATAAAAAGGGCACTGTGGTCTATTATGAAGAAGCATTCTATGTTGCGCAGGAAGATACAAACACCGTTCCTACAAGCAGCGCTTGGACAACTGCCGATATAGAAGTTTTGTTTCCTAAATGGCGTCCTTGGTCTGAGCCAAAGGCGTACGCCAAAGACGAAAGCGTGATAGCGGTTGTAAATTATAAGGTCGGCGTATGGACTTCACAAGCAGATGACAACTACACAGACCCTATGCGCAACCCGTTGATTCCTAACGAAGAAGTGAAATACTGGGAAGAAGACGACGATGCCACAGAAGAACTTTCCGATGTTATTCTAGATGCGGACATCTTGCGTGCTATGGGCGAGGCGTCATTTAAGTTTAATCCTAACCTGTTTAGCAAAGAGCGTGGCGATATTCTGTTCTTGTACCTGACGATGTTTTTCTTGGTGTACGACCGCCAGATGGCGTCTTCTGGTATGAACGGCAATTCTGCTGCTGGGCCAGTGATACACAGAACGGTAGGAAAGATGACCGTAACTTATGCGGAGTCCAAACTGTTCAGTAAATACCCTTCATACGAGTTTTTGGCGAGCAACGACTATGGGCGCAAAGCGTTCAACTTAATGGCACCGTATTTGCGTGGTGGCGTACGTATATTGAGAGGGGGTTCGACGGCCGAATAATGCGTGTTAATCCGAAATTTACGCGGCGTTTTGAAACAGAAATAAACAATGCTGTTATGGCTGCCTACGAAGACCTAAACGGTCTAAGTGCTTGCGCTGGAATTGATGATGATGATAGTAGCGTTGGTGCTATGGAAGCAGCGCGACAGCATTATGGTTATACTGTAGAGATGCGCGACAAGTTAATGTTTATTCCGCCGCGTGATTTCGTTTCGTTTGCAACGCACGATAAGGATTACGAACAAGAGATAAAAAAGATAATAAAAGACCGCATTCGGGCAGCAAACTTTACAAAGTCGCAACGCATTAAATACACTAGTTCTGCTGGAACGACCATTAATCGCATTGCCGCTGGGAACACTACGCCTTTCTTCATTGGCGAAAGGAAAAAGAACAGCCCCACCCTTATTATGACCAAGATTGCAGAACAAATGGCGCGCAATCAGTATGATGCCATTACGTCTTGGCGCGTAACGCCGCCCAACAAAATGTCTTGGCGGGAAAAGAAGGGCAAGGACTTGCCACCCTTGGAAGGCATAAAAGGTGAAATAATGAACAACATAAAAGGCTGGGTAGAATGAGAAAGCGCGTACACGTCAGGGTTTCTTTTTCTGAAGGCTTGGTAGATGAGCATCAAGAAGGACGTTTCTTTTGGAAGGTTCAACCAAGGATAGCGATTGTGCCTTGGAAACTGAACTCTGAAGACGTTCGGCAAATTACTGAAGAAACCAAGCAGTTTATAAAAAATAAGTACAAGGGCAAAAAGTTAACAATAAAGGTAAAGTAATGGGTTCGTTCTTTCAAGATGCTTTAGGTGATTGGATGATTAGTGGTGGCGTTATGCAGTTAACGGCACGCGTTGTGCTTTATGAAGACGGAATGGCTACGCACGAAACAAAAAAGATTAAGTTTAATGCGCGTAAAAGCATTCAGCCGCTGTATCCTGACGAAGCCCAATTACAGGGGTTTGGTGATTATGGAACAAACGAGTTTATAACGATATACTCGTTAAAGAAAATACCTATGCCGAGCAACAAAATGGAAGCGGTGGTTGTTCGGTTTAACAAAAAAGATTGGTACGTGCGAAAGGTTCTTCCGTTTGTGTGGGACGAAGGCACGCCAATGCAACTGGGTTATTATGAAATAACCTTATCACGGTTTAACGAAAACGAGGTAAATCCAAATTGACAAAGTATGCAGATATTGAACGTTATATAGCACGTATGTGGCTTTACCTGTTGGGGCCACAGGCTGTAGAACTGGGCTTTTCGGAAGCCGAAAACGAAAGATGCATTGCCGAGCGTCAGAACAGCAATCCGCTGCCTGGCGCCAGCACTGTGCTTACATTCCGCATCGATAACTACGACAACTGGCGTTCACAGCGTTATGGTCGTGGAACAATCGGTTATGACCGTTATGGCGGCGAGATAATTGGGGAGTTGCGCACATTCAAATGTGTTGTGAATATTATGAGCAAAACGCTTGGTGACGCGTTTGATAGTGCCCGCTTCTTAATTGCTAATCTCCAAAATAACAGGTATAATGAGTTTGTAAGTAAAAACGGTCGACTGCTGGGCATAGAGCAGATAAGCAAAATGAAAAACTTGTCTGATTTAGAGAACGGCACGTGGACAGAACGAGTGAACTTTGAGGTTCAAATGAACTTTAGAGAAACAATTTTGGTTAATGACCCGACTTTGTTTGTGAAAAAGCCAGACACGCCCGGCGATTTGCCAGAAAGTGTGGACATACGCACGAATTTAACAAAATAGGAGTAAATTAAATGGCTACTAATGTTATAAATATGCGCCGCTTTGTGGATGTGACTACTGGTGTCCAGCAAACGCCCGCAAACGTTGCGCGTGACTGGGGTGCCTATTTGTTCGTACAGAAAGGACAGGATAGCGCAGCCACCCAGTTGACAAAATATGACGACTTGGATGCTGTTATTGCTGCTGGTTCTAACACAGAAGCGGCTAAAGCGGCTACAGTGTTCTATGGAACTGGCTATAATGGTGTTAAACCAAATTCGCCATTCTATGTTGCCGTTATTGGCGCAAAGGACACAGAAGAGTTCCAGACAAACTTCACAGCGTTGATGGGCTCTGAAAACTATTATCTGATTGGTTTGGATTCAAACTTTGAAGTAGCAGAACGCAAAGCGGCTGTGGCCATTGTTGAATCGACACAGGCTAATTCATCACACAAACTGTTTGTTGAAGATTATAGCGCAGATGCGGTCAACAAAGACTTGGCTTCGGACACAACGTCTTTGGCGGCATACGTTGCTAACAACAAATATACTGCGACTTTCCCAGTATGGGTCAATCCAACCAATGAAAACAAATACTATGGGGCAGCGGCGGCAGCGTTTTTCGCGACACGTCAGTTTGCTAGCACAGACCGTCGTATGGCTTCTATTGCACATAAAGCGGCACAGGGCATTTCCCCGATTGATTTGACTGATGCAGCGGTTACAGTAACCCCAACGCAAGCGTTTGACAACTTGGATGCAAAACACTGCAACGTGTATGCAAACATTAAGATTGTTGGCCTGCCAGCGTGGGAACGCGGCAACGTTGGTTCTGGCGATGATGCTAGCGACTATATTTCAGCCGACTACTTGAACTACACGATCGCTGTTAGCGTGTTTAACGCGCTGCAAATTAATCCACGTATTCCAATGAACAACGACGGCGCGGTCATCTTGGCTGGTGCTATTGAGTTGGGCTTTGAACGTTTGAATGCAGCAGGCGTTATTGCTGGCGGTGTTTCTTTGGATGGCGAATCTTTCCCTGCAACAGGTTACAAGATTTCGATTCCAATTCCGGCTGGCGTAGCACGCGCAAACGGTCTGTGGGAAAATATTAACTGTTCCGCCCTGTTGGCTGGTTCTGCCAAGAAGGTTGTGATAGGCAACACATTAAAACGATAGGAGTAAGAAATGGCACAATTTGATGGTGCGTTTAACGATATTGGTTTGGTGGATTTGGAAATTCGCACACCAATGGGAACATTAAGCGCTAAAAACTTAGGGCCGAACGATGTTGCTATTCTGTTGGAACCGGGCAACAACGGTAACGTTATGGAAGTTGTAGAAGGTTCTACAGGGCAGGTTCTGGCCAACAAATCATACAAGGTTAAGAACTGGTCTGTAACGGTTCGTTTCCTGCGTCACTCTTTGGACTACTGCAAAAGCACGTATCTGATTCAGGAAATTTTGAACGGCCACATAACAATGGTTAGTTTGAAGTTCCGCAACCGTAACTTCGGTGCTGCCAACAATCCTGGCGGTGTAGATGTTTTGAACGAAACATTGACTGCTGGACAAGCGTTCTTAGTTAACTTTGCTGGTTTGGAAGCGGGTGCTGGTGCAACTGGCGACTTCCAGGTGACGTTTAAGACATCTGGCGCAACTTATGAATCTGGTGCATATCAGGCTTGGTCTAATCAGTACGCTCCTGAAGAGATGCAAGACCGTTCTGGCAACATACAGTATGCGGGCAGTGTAGACAATTACACAAACACCACAAAGGTTAGTGCTTAAAAAAGGAAAGCAAAAATGGAAGAAACGAAAAACATTAACGAACAGTACTTGGCCGCTATCAAACACAATGTTGAAGCGGCACAGGAAACGGGCGACATACCGAGCGACTTCGTATTCTCGTTCAATGACAAGACTTGGGTTTTGACATTGCCGCAGTCAGTAATGGCGCAAAAGCGTTTAATGAACCTGCGTAATAAGTTTTTGTCCGAACCCGACAACTTTGCTGTCGAAGAAGAATTTCTGCGTGCTATAGCCAAAAACACGCGCTTAAACGGCAACATAGTTAACATTGACCAGTTGGACTACGGGGAAGTAGAGGTTTTGAAGATTGCTTATATGGACAGCCTGTTACTCCCTTTATCCCTAGGGGGCGACAAAGCGCTGGCGACATACATGTCGAACGCAGCGGCAAACATAAAGTAACGCCGTCCCCGGAGTACTTAGATTGGTTGTTCCTTAATCCAGTAATGGGGGGTCTGATAAGTTATGCAGATCTAAAAAACGGAACAATCAATCTATACGACTTGTTCATAATGAATGAGTTGTTGGAATACAAGGCGAAGACGCAAAGTGAGTGTATTCGTGAAATAGAAAGAAAAAGGGCGGTAGCAAATGGCTGATTTAGATTTTAGTGCCAGCGTTAACATAAGCGATGTTACTGGTCTTGATAAGGTTCACAACGAAATTGAAAAAACGCTTACTAAAACAGTAGAGCGTCTTAAGAATACCGCCAGCAAAGAAACGTACCTTTCTGTTTTTTCTGAAGGTCTGAATAAGGGTTTTGGCGCGTTATCGGCCACAAAACTTAGTGCCGCAACCGCGCAACAATACACAAAAGATTTAGTTCTTCTGCGGCAATTCGTTAACATGTATGCCAGCGATGCTGGTCGTGTTGGCGATGTTGAAAAGATGGCCGAGGCTGCGGGAATGCGCGAGTTCATTAACAAAATGGTTGGTGCTTCGCGCGGTTTTGCGTCATACACAGAGCGTCAAGAAAATAAAAAAGCCAAGCAAGAAGAACAAAGCCGAAAAGAAGCCGAACGCACAAAGAACGAGGAAGCCCGTAAGTTAGTGCAAATGCAGGCTGAAAAAGAAATCGCTGCGACGAAACGTTCAGGGCGCTGGCAGTACACGCACGCTTACAATACGCTTGCGGAGCGTCTTGCGGGTGGCGATATAGACTATGAAGAAGCAAGCGACCTGTACGACGACCTTATGCGTAGACGCACCAGAATGCTTGGCACATATTCTGGGCGCGACCGCTGGAAGCACGACGACGATTCCCGAAAACAAACCAAGTTACTAAAAGAACAGGTTGATGCATTACAAAGAAACACCAAAGCAATAGTTGGGTGGAAAACCTATTTAGCCGCTGGTGCAACTGGCATGTATGTAGGAAACACCCTGTCAAACATTGCCACTGCCTATTATAGCAACAGAAATGACCCATTCTCTTCGTTACGTAGAACGGTGGCCGATTATGGCCAAAAAGCAGGTGCTGGTATTGGGGCTGTAATTGGTGGCATATTAGGCAACCTCGTCCTTCCGGGCGTTGGTGGTGTAATAGGCGCGACCGTTGGTGGTGGTGCCGGTGCGTGGATGGGCGGCGAAAGAAAGCGCAGCATCGCTGCTGCAGAAACAACCCAAGCAGAAGCGGTTGACCAGCGGCGCTGGCGTGCTTTATATGGCAATCGAACTTTGGGCTACCAATATGCAAAGTTGGCTGAAAAAACAGGTTTTGTTGGTTCATCTGATGTACAAACAATTACTTCTAATGCGAATACGTTTATGGCCGCGGCGGCCTTTGGGGGCGTAAGCGACCAGCAGTATATGGCACTAAGCATGTTGCCAAACTATTATGCGGCAATGGTTTCGGGCGCTGATGAACAGACGCTTATGGAAGCCCTTCAAGCAGATTACGCGTCTTTAGGGCCGGGAATGGCACAATATTTCTCCCAAATGGCGGGCATTCCAGAAAACATACGTGCGTTCGTTGGGAGCGGTATGCTGGGCGAGGTTGGAAAAGACGTTAGAAGTGGCTTTGTTGGAACATTAGAAGGGGCGCTGGAGCGGGCGACCGGCGGCGCATTAAGTGCTTTGTATTCAAAGGGGCGAAAAGACAGACTTGGCGTATCTAAATCGTTGTTAAAAACTGTTAGCCGGCCACTTTATATGGATTATTTAGATAGATTTAATGACACGACGTTTGAGCAACTGCCACCGTTCCTAAAGGATAAGGTTCTTAATGCAGTGCCACCATATGAACACCCTTACGATTATGCGCCAAGGGGTGTCTATCGCAAAGACGACGATGACACACTTGAAAAATTACAAAATCTATCACGCGCTACCGTTAACGTGTATATTGATAACGACAAGGCTTTCGAGATTCGTGACGTGTATGCAGAAAAAGATATGTTAAACAATATTATAACAACGAACGCGGGGAACTAAGATGCTTAATCCATACTTTCAAACAAGCAACATTAATGGTGCATTACAGTCTGGAATGGTAATAAAGTCTGCGTATGAGACAGACAGTCTAGACAAGCGAACCGCTACAAAAAACGAATCGCGCCGTAATTCTGCCACACAGATAGTTGATACTGTTCAGGCCCTTTCTGATTCCATAGGTAATTTGGCTGGCTCACGTTCGCCAATGTATGTCATTGGTCAGATAGATGGTTATGACGACGAAGCAACTTGGTGGCTTCCAGATCAGGTTTCTGGGTTAATTAGGGCTACGGCCAACGTGCTTGGTTCTGTTAAACAAGAAGGCGTTATTATTGACGGTATAGGCGATGTGGACGGGAACTTCTCTGTTGAACTTACTAAGAACCCAGTGTATTTCGTTGGCAGCAATGTTAGCGACCACCGCTATCGTGTTCCAGCGACATTGCGCATGACGGTTATGGTTTCTAATTATTTATCTGACAGCATTACAGATGCTACGCTAAACGCTATTTCGGCATTAGACCCAACTGGGATTTTAGCCAACTATACAAACAATTTATCCTATGGGGGCAACACACGTTCGCAGTATGCTTTATTGAAGTTGCGTTCGTTAATGGAAACAGCGCAGCCTTTCACTGTATATACACCGCATGGGATATACGAAAATATGGTTATTAAGAGTCTAAAACCAACAACAGATGCAGGAAAGATGGATATGTTGTACTGTGATATAGAGTTTCAGGAAATCATTTTCTATACGCCGTATTCCAACGACCCTGGTAAAATGCCTGCGCGCAAAGGTGTCGATAGTGTTCGTGAAGGCTGGACAAACAATGCCATAGGTGCTATTAAGAACTTATCTATTAGTGGGGGTGCAGCATGACGTTTCAAGAATTAGTTGTTGCTTCTGAAGAGCAGACGCTGTCGTTACTAGATGGTTATTCTGCTGTTATTAAATTTGACCCGTTCTACAAACGTTGGTATTATGATTTATATCAGGGCGAGAGTCTAGTGTATGCTGGTGTTGCATTGAACCCAGATACGCTTCCTTTAGGGCGTTTTAACGACTATTCGCTTGGCTTGATAGATAAGATAGCAGATGGCTCTTTCTATGAACCATACAGCGAATTAGGGAGTCGTCTTGGCTTAGTTGAGGCACGGGGATGAAAGTAGGTGATACTGTTGTAAATTTTGACCGTATTATGCGCATAACGCTTTGGTATGCTGGTGGAATGCACACAGAAACGGTTGATGGGAAGGTTGTTCCTGTTACATATGTTGTTGGCGAAGGCGAAAACACTGATGTTAAGACCGTGGTTTTAGAGTATGCGCCGATGGCAAACGTGTCCGCGTATTATGATAAAGAAGGCAACAAGTTAAAGTCTGCGATAGATAACAGCATAGTAAAAACAGCATCTGGTGCTTCTTTGTGCCCCATGATGGAAGTGGAAATCAACGATATTATAAACCCACAGAAGAAGAACGGTCTTCCTGGTTTTACGGCAAAGATAACAATAACAAACCCAGACGAGTATTCCCGTCGTATAATTGCGCAACACAGAAGTTGGACGCTGGATTTTGTTGAAAACCCAAGAAAGTTTGAAGAAGCCCTTCAGGGAAGCGACAAGAAAGAGTTGGCGGAGGCACAAGATGCGCTAAAAAAATACTACAATTCGCGCGTACGTGTTCGTGTTGAAGCAGGCTATTGGCGTTCGGAAAACACTGATTCTAATGCAGAAAAGCGCGACTATCACACAATTTTTGAAGGCTACGTCAACAGTAGTTCGTATTTCCGCAAAGGTATTGACGACAAACTGTTGTTGTTGTGTCATAACTTTGATACGACGGCTATGTCTACGGATGCTGTTTTGGCAGCCATTGGCCGTGGAAATCGTTCGAGCGATAAGTTAAAACAGTTTGAAACCCTTAGCCGTTCGCATCAGTTACTTCGTACAGGCGCTGGCGTAAAAAACTGGGATGAAATGGCAAAGAAACTGATTCGTAATTTTGCGCAAACGGCCCCAGAAAGACAGGGGACTTCCGTTTATTCAATGGTTGTGGACTGGGCTAAACGCAAAAAGAACGACTGGTATCAGGTAGTCTACATAAAAGGTAAAAACAAAAAAACAGAGCCTTATGAGCAACTCAAAGAAAAAGCGCTGAACACTAAGGTAAACAGATTTTATTCTGTTGGGCCGTTATTATATGATGACCTTGGTATGCTTTCCACGTACGGCGGAATGAACGTTGACTTTGAAATAGACGAAAACTTTGCGCCTGGAAAATTAACCGTGTTCTTTTGGCCAAAGGGCGATGGAATTAGATTTACGCGTGCTAACGCTGCAGAAATCCAAATCGTTAACCACCAGAACCTTATAGAGGCACCAACGGTAGCGGGCAGCGGGGCGTTAACAATAAAAATGTTCTTTAACCCTGATTGTGCGCCAGAGAAGCGAATTGCGCTGGTTCTTGACGAAACAAAAGAAGGTTATGATAAAGCGGCGTTAAGTTTTACTAGCGACGTAGGCGCATACGCGGCTTCGGTTCAGTTGGATAGGGCCGCAAGTTTGAACGCTTTGCAAGTTGGCAGAAATAAGCGCGGCGTGGCTACTGTGGTCAATCGTGGGTATTTGTACAACACAGGATTCCCTATTTCGCGCCTGACACATAGTTTAGCAACACATGGAAACAACTGGTACACCACGGTGCAAACCATTCCTATGGGTGTAGGGATACTTGGAGGCGACTAATGGTTATTAACTCAGTAGACAGCGTTGCTGCAAAATACTTAATAAAAACACACTATGTGATGAAGGTTGTTGAATTTCATCCAGAAGACCAGACTGTCGACCTGATTCAGGACGTATTTGAATACACCAGTGCACCATATAGCGACACAGCAATAACCAATGAGTTTGGTCAGTTGGTTACCGTTACCTTAAAAGCATTAGACGCACCGATTCGTATTCCTGTTAAGACATTACGTTGGGGGCAGTTTGAAATAATAGCATGTCCTGAGCCTGGCGACACTGGCTATATTGAAGTATTTACAAACGACATACGTGACTGGATGGAAAATGGTGGCCCAAGCGTTCCTTGGAGCGATGACCATTTTATAAAGACAAGTTGTGTGTTCGTTCCCTTTATGCCTAACGCCAAGAACGCATCCCCTAACTGGCCAGCAAAAGAAGACGGCTCTGCAGATAATACAAAGATGATTATCAAGAGTAAAAACGCCAGCATAGTTTTTAGTGATGTTGAAGAAGAAGGTAAAGAGCCAGAAGTAAGCATAACTACGACAGCACAGAAGGTTAACGTTAATGCCGAAAAGGGCGTTGCCGTTACTGGCGACGTCGCTATAACGGGAAATTTGGCCGTAGACGGCGATTTAACAACCACTGGGACAATTACAGCCAAAAAAGACATAACGTCTACAGGCGGGGATGTAGTGGCTTCAGGCATAAGCCTTAAAAACCACACCCATGACTTTAATTACGTTGGTGCGGGACAGGGTTCAACCCCGCAGACAGGAACAACAGGAGCAGCACAATGAAAACTTGGTATATGACAGAAGAAAACGAATTACAATTACAGTATGGGCAGTTGCGCGTTGTTCAGGACATAGAAGCGTTACGCGTTCGTATTGACGCTGCTTTGCAGGTAGTGAAGGGCGAATTAGACGACGCTACTAAGGGCGTAGACTATTTTGGGATTATTTTCTCGGCCACACCTATCAGCATGAAGGTTCAGGAACTAAGTCGCGTTATTCTTAACCAAGATGGCGTAGAAAACGTTGTCTTTGAACGCGTTGAGCACAACAAGATAACACAGAGCCTTCATTTTTATTTCACAGTAGAGAGCGTGTATGGCACATTTGTCTATGATAGAGAAATTGAAAAACTGTCATAACACGGTTATAATGAACCTAGAGGTATAAATTATGGGCAAATGGGTAAGTCAAGGTTTTGTAGCAAACAGTCTTCAGACGTATAAAGACCAGTTGGTCGCTGCTTTTCGTGAAGCATATGGCGACGACTTTATTACTGACGACGAAACGCCACAGGGCATTTTAATTCAGCGTATTGCTGAGTTGCTATATAACACAGATATGGACGGCGTTGAAGTGTTTTCACGCATGAACCTGAACTCTATGAGTGGAGTGTTTTTGGATATGGTTGGCGCAATGCGTGGCATATATCGTTCTTTGGGCACGCCACAACAGGCCAACGTTAGCATAAAGTGTTCATCTGTTCCGTTTACCATTCCAGCAGGAACTATTTTTACGGTTGTTGGTACAGAAGAAACCTTTACATTGCCAACTGCTACAACCATATCTGTCCCAGACGCAGCGCTGATTTTAACTTATTCACAAAGCGGCAATTCAAGCGCCATTGTTGGTGGCAAAATGCAGACCACTAACGTAAGCCAAATTCAGGACATAACGATAACGGGTTTGGTTAATGGGCAGGGCCGCGAAACAGACATAGAGTACCGTAGACGCTTGATTTCTGAATACCCTGCAGCCAACAATACCATCGAGTGGGTAAAAAATAAGATTCTGGAAAACCCATTGGTTCGCGTGGTTGGTGCTGAATATAACGATACTGCTGAAACACAAGGGACTATTCCACCTTATTGCACAGAGTGGATGGCCGTTCCAAAAGACGGGGCAGATTTAACAATATTCAAGAATGCCGTTGCCAAGATTATTTTGGACAATAAGGTGCCTGGTTCACCAACACACGGAAACACAACCGTGGAAAACGTGGAAGATATTTTTGGCACAAAAAAGACCGTTAAGCTCACAGTTCCTGACAAGATTGATTTGCAGATAGAGGTTTTGGTAACCACGCCGGAAGGAACAGGGTTCTTGGATTTAAGCAACGTAGAAACAATTCGTGATGGCATAAAGGACTATATAAACAATCTGGAAATTGGTGTGGACGTAAGTTTCTCCCGCGCCGCATCTGGCTTATTTGCCGACCCAGGCTTTGACGTCCAGACATTCAAGATTAAGGCAAAAACCGACTCTTCGTGGGTAACCAATGGAAATTACACAATAGGGCCGCGCGAATACGCGCACATAGAGTTTGGCGACATTAACATAGGGATATAGCGTGCAAGCAAATTACAACTATCCTTGGTATATGCAAAAGACGCCGTCGTTTACAAAGTTATACGACGCGTTGTTTAACATCGCTTCTATGGCTACGCCCTTGGGTGCTGAAAACCTTATGTTCCCAGACGAAGCGACAGGCGAAGCCTTGTTCCGTTTAGGTATTCTTTGGGGGCTTACTGGCGCACCCAAATACTATGATGGGCTTATCTATGCGGTGGATAACTGGTCGGACACAAAAACGTGGTCTGGGCAGTTAAAAGACGTTGAAGGGAAATTATACAAACAGTTCATAAAACTTCATGCGTTTTGTAACGGTCGTCAATTCAACCTAGAGCTGATAAAAGATGCGATTGCGTTCTTGATGGTAGGGAAGAGTTATAAGTTGACAGTCGATGAAGGTTTCATGTCGTTCACAATAAACATTGAAGGCGATGCTAACGACCTGCGTATTTTGCAGGAAATGCAGAGTTACGATAGACGTTTCTTAGGCCAACCGTCTGGGATACAGTACAGTTTTAATTACATAACAACAGGTGCTTAATATGATTAAGAAAGATAGTATATATGGTTCGCAGGGCGAATTAGGGACACCGAAGACGGACACGGAGTTTCGTGCTGCTTCTGGTATTGAATCTAACCGCGTTGCTTTGGCGAGCGACGTTAATATTTATCACAACATGTCTGATAAAGACCTGTGGGTCGTGTGCAACGAATTAACCAACCTGTTGGCGCAGTACGGAATAAGCCCAAACAACAGTTATGATAATGGACAGCAGGGCCAGTTGGCGTCCTTGTTCAAGAATAATTTGACCACTGGGGCGTTTTTAACGGGCATAGACGCGTTAACATATACTACAGCGCCGACACAAAGCGGGGCACAAGTTTCGTTCCCAGAAATGAGCATCGTGTTTAATACGGGCGTATATTATGGAAATACTGCGGCCACGCAAATAAGAACTACTTTAGCAGCAACGACTTTAACTGCGACCGCTGCGTGGAAAGACGGCGTGCATTTTATCTTCGCTTTACGCAGTGGCAACACAGTAACATTAAGCCATCAGCAGACCCCTGTATTAGGCAGCGATGGTGCGACAAAATGTATGCTGGGTAGTTTGTTCGTGGTTAACGGCGCCATTCAGGCCTTGTCTTGGAAGTTCCAACCTTGGTTGCAGGTAACATCTGCCGAGAACCGCGAAGACCCAACGGCCTACACAAAGGGTGGTTTTGTGTCACCTTTGTCTGGGACTAAAATTCAGGTTGGTGCTTTGGAAGTTATGGACGAGGGCATGAACGTTGATGCTGGAATTAACACACCAAACATTATGAGTGTGCCTGCCGCCAACCCGTTTAAGTTTAAGGTTTTGTATCCAGGGTATGACGCTTCACAGGCTGAATCAACTGAGTTTGATACTACGCACATTTATAACGTTACGACTGGTGCTATGGAAGAAATTCCCACACAGGCGTACGACCAATTTATTGTATTTGTTCCGTGCATCGCGCCTACTAAGCAAGGCTTAATGGTACCGCCTATGAGTACAAAAACTGGCGAAACGTATGCTCAAGTATTTAAGAGCCAGCAGGAAGCGCGTAATGCCTTGTTTGGCCTGCAGTATTCGTTGACCAACGAAGATGGCAATGACGTTACAGAAAGAGCAATCTTCTTGGGTCAGTCAATTATTGTTAAAGTTGGGGCTACTGATTTTACAGATCCAGAACAGTTTGTTGCTGTGGGCACATTGCCACAGGCTTTGGCAGGGTTCACTTCTGCTGCTGGGCAGTCAGGCGGCGGCTCTGGGGCGTACGTTCCAATGAAGAGCGTCACTTGGCCAGAGGCGTATAAGGCCGTTACCTGTGTAAATAATGCGGTTAACGTAATTGAAGGCAATGCAGAAACGCCTGTAACAATTACATATCCAACAGCAATAGACGGGCAAATAAACCAGATTGAAATACACTATGTACACACTGCTACGAAACAAGGTCTAGCATTCCCAACAACTGCTAAATGGTGGGGAAGCGAACCAACTTGGGTAGAAGGCACGGTGTATAATATTATAGTTGAGTACATAAACGGCGCATGGCGCGAGGGCTATTTGTCGGCAGCAAACTAGGGGTTCTATTATGCAGTTTAGCAGAAAGTTACTTTTACAGGAACAAGTTCCATACGTTGAAATTTTAGATACCGAAGCGGGCGATATAAAAACAGTTATGGAACCCGCTGGCGTATATCTGTTTGAGGCCGTTGCTGGTGGTGGTTCTGGTGGCGAGGCCGTAGCAGAAGGTGGTGGTGGCGGTGGGAACGGCCGTTATCATAGTGCTGTAATTCGTTGTAATTCCCCTTTTAGAATAGCATATAAAGTTGGTGCTGGTGGTGATATTGAAACAGGAAATGGTGGTTCAGGGGGCGCCGGAACTTCTGGCGGCAGCAATGGTGGCAAAGGCGGCTCTGGTGGCCATATATCTTGGGTGTGCCCACAAACGGCCGTTGGGCCGAATAGTAGTCTATCCTATGCTGAAAAGGCCGCTTTCAGAAGTAGCGACGGCGAGATAATTTACTGGGACACCTTAACAAAAACCGACTCTATCGGAATTAACGGTGCTTCTGTAACATTACAGAGCAAAATTTCAAGCGAAGGCATTTACCAGTCGTATGTTTGCGAAGTAATAGAAAAGTGGAACACTGTAAAATACGGCGAAAAAACATACACACGCTATGTAGCGGGCGACCAATGGGGGGCCACTGCTGTTCAAGGACTTGCAAGCGCCACTGCTAATGGCGGTGGCGGCGGTGGCGGTGATGGCGGTCAGGGCGCGGTTGTTTATAAGGGCGGTGGTGGCTCTGGCGGTGGCGGCGGGGGCGGGTTATATGTGGCAACGGCCGCAGTGGGCGCTGGCGTAACACCTTTCATTTTTGCAGAAACAAACATTACGGGGCGGGATGGCCCTGCGGGTGCAGGCCTTGGCGGTGGCGGCAAGCCCGGTCTTGATGGCAATCAAGATTTCACAGTTTACTCTGGAGCTGGCGGTGCCGGCTATATGGGCGGCGGTGGCGCAAAAGCCACGGGCGGCGGCGCGTCTGGCGGCTCTGGCGGTGGCGGAAAAGGTAACGATGGCGATTGGCATAAGCGTCGAGGCGGTGGCGGCGGTGGTGGCGCGCCCGGAGATTCAACCGCTGGTGGCGGAAGAGGTGGCCTAAGTATATGGGACGGCCGCGCAGGAAACGGCGACCCTTACAGAACAACTGGTGCGCAAGGAATAAGTCCAACGGGTGAGCGTGTTGATGCCGCCTATGGCGCTGGTGGCGCAGGTGGTGGGAACCCTGGCTTTTCTGGCTGGGTTTCTATAAAGAGAATAGCCTAAATTAAATAGACAAAGTGCGAATCCGCAGTCATAATGACCGTGAGGTACATAAATGATAATAAAGATTCGCACTGCTACTACGCAAGGTTTGACATATTCTATTGTTCGTGATGGTGGCCAAGGCGAACATATAGATATGTCGTTTATTACTGCAAAGATAATGGTTAAGAAGTCCGTGTACGATTCGGACAAGAAAGCGCTGATTGCTAAAACGATAGCACACCCAGCGTCAAACTTGCTTTATTTTGAGTTAACTGCCGAAGACACTGCCAAGTTGTCAACGGGCAAATATCCTATTGCGCTGAAACTGTTTTATGATTCTGGCGCTGAAGTAGTTTTACGTGAAGATACATTACTGGTAAGTAAGGGGGTTTTTGATGCCTAAAGTTGTTGAACCGCAGATTCCTAATTATCCACCACAGGGCATACAGGCTCAGTTGGATTTGTTATATTTATGGAATCCAGATGCTGCAAACGAATTAATTAAGCAGTTAGAAGAACTGATTAAGGAAGTCCAGTCAAACCTTGACTACAACAAGTTGATTAACAAGCCGACGTTGAACACCACGTCTACTAATGCTTTGAATGCTGGCACGGAAGAAGTTGCTGGTGTAGTAAAATTACACAAAGTGTCAAAAACTGGTTCCTATGAAGACCTGAACGACCAACCTGATTTAGATTTGTATGCTACGAAAACAGCGTTGGCTGCTGGGTTAGGGTCAAAAGCGGATTTATCCACGGTTAACACTATTAGAACTGATTTGGATGACCTGGGCGATCAGGTTCACGAAATTGAAGCCAAGGTTCCTGCCGCAGCAACTTCCGATAACCAGTTAGCGGACAAAGCGTTTGTTAATTCATCTATTAACGCTGTTGCGGCTTACTATATAACAAGCACGCCAGAAGGCGATTCGTTTGCTACTAAGGCAGATTTGGTCAATGGGCCGTATTATTTTCAGGGTGCGGTTCGCGTTCCAACCACAAACGATTATGCGCTGGTAAAGGCCGATGAAACACATGAAGGTTCTGCGGCACGTTATATGTATGATGGCAAACAGTGGGATTATCAATATACGCTGAATGATACGCCTTTCACACAGGCGCAGGTAGACGCTATTAACTCTGGTATTACTGCTGGGCTGGTGACTAAATACAACGCGGCGGCTGATACGGTTGATGCGTTAGACAGCGAAGTGGGGACATTGAAGACAGAAATGTCCACTGCGCAGTCTGATATCGGTGCGTTAAAAACCGCTTCAAACACACAGGCTGGCCTGATAAGTGATTTACAGAATGATAAAGCAGATAAAACAGCACTGCCACAGAATCAGATAGGAACTGCTGGGCAGATTTACACGAAGACAGACACCGGTGCGGAATGGCAAGATGCTAGTGGCGGGTCTTCCTTGCCCGACCAAACAGGCAATTCTGGAAAGTTTTTGACAACTGACGGCACAAACGCCAGTTGGAGTGACAAACCTTTGGTGAATAATGCGACTGGCACAAGGACAATTTCCATCGGCGGAACAGGAACCGGTGGTTATTCGTTGTGCGTTGGTGAAGCGTCGTCTGCAAGCGCGTTTGGGTCAACCGCATTAGGTTTTGGGTGTAGTGCAAGCGCGTTGTATGCAATTCAACTTGGTAATGCTGGGACAACAGTTACTAACAGTGATGCCAACACATTCAAAGTAGCAAACGGTAACGGCAACTTTGAAATGATGTCCGCAGATGGCACAATCCCATCAGCACGTCTTGCGGATAATGGCACAACAGGACAGGTGTTGGCCAAAACGGATACTGGTATGGAATGGAAAACAGTGTCTGGCGGTGGTTCTGGGGCGGACAACAACGGGTTGGAAGGCGATTATTGTTCCAAATATGGCATTGTTGACGAGACATCATCTGGGTTGCCGACACAAGGCACTGGGAACCAGATTATAATTCCAGCGCAGTTGGTTATGGACATTCCTGGCGTGTCTGGCCAGACCACAAATACGACAAAGATTACACACGATTTGGTATCTACAACGAACTGTGAAATATTCTTAGCGGAAGGCACAGTCATTGAAGCAACAAACACGTATTGGCAGACCACAGAACCAGAAGACGGGCAGACGGGCTATTTGGCATGGTGGAATGGCACAGAATGGAAGTTTAAGAGCAACGACACTGGCAATGTATGGCGCGCAGCGAATGCCGTAAGAATAGCGAAATGCATATTTACGGACGGCACACTGACCAGATTGTGCTTTACAGGTTGCCGTGTGCTGAACAAGCAGGAATGGTTGCCGAAACATGGAATAACACAAGGCGGTGCGTTCAAATACGAGTTTGTTCTTGGTACAACGTTGCAGCACACGTATTCTTTTCGCATGTCCGCATTAGGCGATAATTTTACACTGTCTGTGGCTTCCCAAACCCTAAGTTTTGGTTATGAGAGAATTGGGCAAATAAACTCAGAAGCCAAATATGCATTTGCGCTGAAGGCTACTGGCAATGAAGAAAACTTTATTGGCCTGAAAAACAGACCTTGGGACGGTATTTACGTCAAGACAATCAATGGCGGCGCAGACAATGCAGCAATTACGGTTCCGACCACAAGCGGTACGATGGTTGTAGCAACGCCACCAACCACAGCGGGGAATTATGTTTTGAAAGCAACTGTTGCTGAAGACGGAACAGTCACAACGCAGTGGGTTGCAGAAGCGTAAGGAGTAAGCAATGTGCGATGATTTAGAACACGCTATTGAACTTCAAGAGGAGATAGGTTCAGATACGACCAAGGGGGCTATGATGTTACTAAAGACCGCGGCAAAAAGCATCGCACGCGTTTCTACACAGTTAAAAGCGCATATCGAAGAAGACAAAAAGAACACAGAGATGTTGGCCGGTCGCATGGCCACACTAGAAGCAACGGTTCGTGAGTTCAAGGTAGCGTTTGAAAAGTACCAAACAGACGCGGTTAAGTGGCAAGTTGTTGTAGGTTTGTTAAACTGGCTGTTCGGAAGCGCAAAACGAACCTTTGTCACAATATTGACGTTTGGCATTGTGTTTGGTGTAATTCATATTAATGATGTCGTAGAGGTTATACGCGCATTAATATAAAAGTTTTCGGCTGGGTGGATTCTCCGTTTCTTCCTCCCTTGTTGGGACGAGCCCTACGTCCGCCGAGAAACTGGGCAAAATCGCAACGGCCGTTCATTGCCGTCCTTTCCGTTTCAGCAGTAACGGGCGTAGACTGCTAATTTTATAGGGGATTGCTATGAAATGCATCTTAAGTGGAATAGAAATTCCGCCAAGAAAATACAGCGTGGAACATTATTGCCCACGATGCCATCTGCCCATAGAACTAGCAAAACTCCCGTACAACATTTATCCAGCAATAAAAGTGTTCAACAATATTAAAGGCGCTCTGTATCCGTGCGAATGGGAAGAACAAAAGTACGACAGAATATACCATGCATTGAACAACTGGAATTTGAAAAATTCAGATAGGAAACTATGCCGACAGGCATTAAACGGAATGCCAAAAATAAACCCTTGCGATTTTTGCATCGCAAGTATATATTCAGAGTATTGTATAAAAGGACGTTAATATGAAGCGATTTTTAGCCTTTACAGGCGTTTTTCTGGTTTTAGGCTGTAGTGGTAAGCCTGCGAGCACAACTATTGCTGAAGGCGCAAAAGAAACGATTTCTGCTGTATATGCCACACTACCCAAAGAATGCCAGTCGGAAACCGTAAAAAAACTTACAGTTGTTGCGCAGGCGCAGGTTGACTCTGTGGTAACCGCCTGTGAAACGGAAAAAGCCATACTGGAAGAAGAAAAAACCACTCTGAGGGTGGTTATAAGCGTTCTTTTGCTGGCGTTAGCGGCTATTCTTTGGAAGAAGTTTTAAGATGTCTATCTGACAGATAGGGCGTTCCTGCGGGGTCTACGTATTCTTCGTAGCCCCATTTTTTTGCCCATACAGCGACGTTTTTCTCTGGCGCCCATATCTCTATTGGCGAGAATATTTTGCTCCCCAGACGGAAAAACTCGTACAGGGCCGTGTCTTCCACTTCGGGTTTTGCTTTTAGACGCACAAAACACAGACAATTAGGCCTAATATCCCAGCAAAAGGCATCCAGAAACATGTCGCTGCTTAGCCCCAGCCGAAGACCTAAATCTGTGTTTATGCCCACCGTTTGCATTAAATGTCCTTAAAGTACAGATAGTGTTCTTCTGCACGGCGTTTAATGAGCCCATTAAAGGTTTTGCCGCCACCCTGACACCAATCCCATTCTTTCATGGCCACGTCATACTTTTTTGCTTTCAAAGCCGAATAGCATTTTGATTTAGAAAACGCAGGCCAGCCGATGTTGTATATCAAGGAAATTAACGCTTCCGATTGGGAGGGCGTTGGATTTAATGATTCTATTTTTGGTAAAATTTCACGAATCACATAGTCGCGCAACAACGCTTCGGCTTTATCCAGCGTGATTTGTGCGTCAGTTGATTTTACTGGCGTACCGTCTGGGTATTTTGTTGTCCCATAGCCGATAGTCCATACGCCTGATGGGCAACGGTACGGTTTTAAGGAAATTCCTTCGTATTTTTTTATAAGGTCAATCATTTATCTCTCCTAGTAAGAGCGCCCCGTTTTGAGTAGAATACTGAACAGAAAGGTAACGGGGCACGGCAACCAAAAGGCAATCTGGTTCAACTGAATAATACAAATTATTTTTTTGTTTTGCAAGCGTTCTCTAATTCCAGACAGATTCCGCAAACAGCGAACCACATAACGCCCAGAACCACGTGGCCTGACGCAAAGAACATAACCAGATACATAACCGCCTTTATCTTCTGGATGTCTCTTTTATCTTTGGCCATATCTTTTTTTAGTTCATTGCGAACCTGCTTTGAACACAGCGCGATTAAGGCCGTTGTTAGCAGCGCCCCAACAAACACGAGCCATATAGTATGGATTGCGGCAATCATTGGATACTGTGTGAAATATGAAGTGAAGCCCAAGGCGAGCACAATATTTGCTATCATTTTTAGTCCTTTTTGTTAAAGTTTTGCGTTTTCGACTTATTCGCAGTGCCATGAATAACTACCGGTTCGCTTCGCGCGCGTTTAACTATTTCTAGCATAAGTCGGTTCTGTAGGTTGTAAACGCCAACAACCCTAGGATTATGAAGCGCCGGCAACTCTGGCTGGCGTGGTCGGGCTCGAACCGACAACATGTTGATTAACAGTCAACTGCAAACTACCAATTGTGCTACACGCCAACAAACTTATATATCTTCTATCTTGTTTCCTTTTGAGTTAGCAACATTCCACGCGTCCATTGCCGAATCTGGGGTCAGCCCCAAAAACTCGTATGGATTCCATTTAGCACAGCCCTTTCCTGAGCACTGTGCATAATACAGGTCTGTTATTTTTGTTATTCGTGGCTTATTGCCGCATTTCTTGCATGGTTGTCCTATCATATTAGCACCTGTTCCTTTATTTGTTTGTACTGCTCTTCAAAGTATTCCGCTTTCGTAATACCGCGGGCGATACAAATTCCTTTCAGAGATTTGTTTGCCAACTGCTGAAGGTGTTCCCTTTGTAGGTCGGTAATTGGCTCGGTCATTTTGCCATCGTGAATCATTTGATGGTGCTTAGCGCACAGCGGAATCAGGTTTGGCAAATAATAACGCGTTATTGGGTTTGCGCGCCCAATTACGTGGTGTATGTGTTCTGAAGGTGTAATTTTATACGCGCCCAAGCAGGCCAAACAACAACGCCCATAAGACAGTTTTGGGTAGAGTTTTTCACATCTATCCATCATTTTCTGTTCTAGGGTTTCTGCTGGTCTTCTTGCGTTCATTTTCAGTCCTTTAATGGTGGGACAGGTAGGAGTCGAACCTACTAAATCTTAAGATAACGGGTTTACAGCCCGCCCCGACTCTCCGACTTCGGCGCTGGCCCACTAACTTGGCGCCACCCTGCAAGAGAGAGAATGTAGGAAGGAAGGAAGTACAGGGTGGCATAAGATTTACTAGAATGGCAGCGCGTCCACGTCAGAAACTTGTGGTTCTGAAGAGCGTTTTACTGCTGGTTCTTCTTTTGGGGCATCAACAAATGTTACCAAGAAGTTATTGAACACACGGCCGTCGCTTGTTGTGAACGAAGTGATTCCGATATCCATTGACTGTTTCTTGCCTGTCTGTAATTCGGGCACCAGTTCATCAGAAACACGTGCCAGAATTGTTACGGGTTTCTTGCCGCCCTGTTCCAGTGTTGCTTCTGTGAAAGTAAAATCACCGCCATCACGCTTTTTGATTGTTTTTGTTTCTACTTTTTTAACGGTCAGTTCTGTGGTAAATTTAATCATTTGTTTTTTCCTGTTGCTTGTTTGGTTCTATCATAGAACGTTTTTTTGATTCGTTCAAGCGTCTTCTTTCTCTTTTATGAAAGCAACGCCTTCGCGAAGTGCTTCTTTAATTCGTTCAATGTATTCCTCGTCGCGTTCCACACGAATAATGTGTAGGCCGCCGCGCGGATGGTAGTAAACTACATCGCACCACTTACGGTCTGTAATGAACAGGTTGTATTGAACCTGCGTTCTATATTCCGGCTTTATGTAGTTGTACTTTTTCTCGCCAGGACGCGTATATTGTTCAAAGAACTTCAAACAAATACACTTGAGTTCTACCATACCGTCGTCGCCAACAAGGCCATCTGGCGAGCATACAGCATAGCCATCAAATTCCCCATCGTCTTCAACGAGTTCGACTTCTTCTACTTCTGTTTCTGTAACAGCGCAATATACACGTCTTGCTTCTGGTTCTAGAATAACACCACGCTCCATAGCGAAAGTGGCAAATTCTTCACGGTCAGAGTCGCCGTATTTGCGTTCGGCGACCTTTTCCCACAGGAAGTCGGTTTTAGAGGCAGAATTGCCCAACATTATGTGGAAATCGCTGCCGCTAAACTTTCCCAACTTCCGTTCATACCAATCTGGCGAACGCTGTTCATAGTCACGAATTATGCGCGGCATTTATTCCTCCGCCATTTTTCGTTCTTTGGCCTTAATCAGGGCTTCCGCTTGTTCCGTGGAAATTTCATCTACGGATTTTAGGCGCAAATAAGAAACCAGTGTATCGAAGTTTGCACCCAAGTCTAATAACCGTTTCTTTTGTTCATCTGTCATTGGGCAGAAAACTCCTTCAGCGCGCCCATCTGTGTCTTCTTCTGTTGCTATTCCGAACGCGGCACACAAAGAATAACGGCGGGTGTATGTAATTGATGCACCTTTCTGTTGTGTGATGTTTGTTCCTTTTACTGGCGTTGCGTCCATTTCGTAGCGTGCGCCGATATATTCGCCACTTGAGTGAATGATTATTGTTGTAACCCCGTCCTTCCCATCTATTGTTTCGGGAAACTGAACGAAGCCCAAGTTATACTGTGGCAAAACCTCTTTTAACATATTTAATACGTCGTCCAAACACGCGTATTTATAGCCAAAACCGGCCTTTGCTTTAGTAACAGCCTGAATATTGGCACGTGCCTTAATCAGGTCTGGGAACATTTTGCTTGTTGTTTCAGATTTAATCATTTTTGAACCTCTTATATATTTCTTCAAAAGTTTTTCCACGTTTTAGGTGGTATTTTATTGTTTGAAAGGCTACGCCAAGGATTTTTGCCCACTCGGTAATCATCTTCGTCTCACCACGAAACGACAACAAGACAGTACAACGCCGGTTGGCCTGCTGTTCTTTTCTTGTGGCCCAGCGACAGTTTTCTGGCGAATAATCGCCATTAACATCTATGCGTTCTAGCGTCAAACTCGGCCGGTATCCGCTTTTGTTGGCCCATTCGGCAAACGCTGCGGGGGCGTTTAACCATTCCGAGCAAACTTTTATACCGCGCCCGCCATAGTTTTTGTAAGCAGAGCAGTGTTCATTGTAACAACGCGCCTTCATTGATTCCCATCTAGAATATATCTTTGTTTGATATAACCCATGCTTTGTTGCATATTTTTTAAGAAAATCAACTTTTGCACAGCCACAACTAACAGTCTTGCCCGACAAGAGATTCCGCTTCTCGGAAATAATTGTCCGGCCACAATCGCACCGACATACGACGCATTTATGGTAGTTTTTCGGAACAACTATTTCGCGCAGAACAGTAAGTCTGCCAAAGCGCGTGCCTTCCATATTAGTCTCCGTTTACAATATGTGCGAACAGTTGTGTTTTTGCTTCCTGTGCAGTCAGCAGTTCTGTTTCGTGTTTTATAATAGTCCACACATCGTTTTTCTTTATTACCTCGTACAGGCGTTTTTCTGGCCCTGTGGTGGCGATTGTTTCCGTTGGGTTACTAGTAATGCCTTCGCTGGCTTTGCCCGCGCGCTCGCGTCTTTTTGCCTTGTTGATTGCAAACATTTCTGAACGTGTCAAGAAGTCGCTATCTGGGTTCGTGCAAATGAACTGAATGTCTTTATAGATACCAAGATTCGCCCTAATACGAGCGCGAATGGCCTGACGGACGCGTTCTTTCAAATCGTTCATTGTTTCGATTGGGTTTTCTTCCAAGACCTGCGCTTGTGGTTTATAGGTTACGTAGGTTGTGTTTTCTACCCACTTACACGCTTCGTTATCGTACAGATTGTAACGAGCGTCCGAAATTCCGTTTTTGTTTAATTTTGTAAAATAGTATTCAACTTTATAACGGCTCATTTTATATCCTTTTGGCCAATTCTGTTACGGCTTCTTCCCAAGTCAGCAGTTCTGTTTCGTGTTTTATAATAGTCCACACATCGTTTTGTTTTACGACTTCGTATAAACGTTTATCTGCTGTGTTTTGGGCTTTTTGTGGCTGTTCCACCTTTTCGATTGGTTGCGGTTCGGAAACTATTTTTGTTGAAGTCAGCCCCTTCATATATTTGTAGACGCTAACATCCTCCTTAAAGCAATCAGAAAGGTTGGTATCATCGCCATCCCATTCATATCTAAATGCCTTGTCGCTGTAAACTTTGTTGTTTTCGCGGCGGTAATAATGTACCGCTACTGCTACCGCCTGATTGGTTCGCGCCAACAACTCTTTTAAGGTTTTTACGTTTGTGCGCGTTGTGGTGGCCCCTTTTATGGGTTCGCCTTCGATTGTCGGCAGTGTAAAAGTTAACACGTACCGGTTAAACGACAGTTGTGTAATACTGTATTCTACTTTCATTTTTTTGCCTTTTGGTTAAAATAGTGTCAATTTATTGACGGGTTTGTTGGAATAAAGCCGTTCAACGCTTTGCTTTGTTCGCGCGCCGCGTCCTGCTTCGTTCCATTTCAGGTACTCATCTACCAAAAAGAACTCTTTTGGCATTTCGTACTCGGAAATTAGCACTAGGCCAGGTTGTGCTAGTGCCCATTTGTAGAAAGCCTCGTGATCGAAGTTTCCACAACGGTATCCTGCTGTTCCACGATAAGGCGGGTCACACTGCCCACACCAGATACACTTGCCGTTTCGGCGAACCAAAACAGTGTGCCATTTTTCCAGCGTGCAACAGTATAACAGACCATCATACCACTGCAGGTTTTCATGTGCCTTAACGCACGTTTTGTAATGCTTTTTTAGCACAGAAATCACATAATATGGTTTCTTTCCTATAATCCAACGGGATTCTGTTTTTAGGAAAGACGCCTTTGGTTGTATTGTTTTTGACTTGGCTGCGTACCCTGCCTTGAAACAAAGTTCCATTATATCGTCCGCAAGCGTTTTGCTACCAATGTAAATTTTTCTTCTTTCTGAATCAGAGTCGCCATCTAAAACCCCATCTAGGAGTGCACGAATGGTCTCGACATCAGCGTTTTTGAACTCTTCTGGTATTCTTCTTTCTTCTTTGCGGGCGAATTGCTGGAAATAACCTGAGTGGCTTTTATGAATATAAAAGTCTCCGTTGTTGTATTCGCTGTATTCAATGTCAAGATTCGTCAAAAGCGACCGCAAGATTATTGCTGTTTTCGGTTTCTTTTGTACAATATGTACACCTCCTTGGTTGTTTGTACAGCCATCTGTTAAATATATGCCCAACAACCGTGCAAATTTTGTTTTATCCACTTCTTTTCCGTTCAAGAAAAATGGGTTCTTTGCGCCACCCCAAACGCCACCAGCAGATACCCAACGGAAGTTTTTGTTAGTCGCATCCGATGCCGTTATAAATTCATCACACATTTGTTTTTTCTTTCCGTGCGCGCGGTTAACAAACAATTTGTGTTCCAACGAAACAGCCAACGATACGCTCTTGGATTCGTATGTATAAAGTTTACCACTATATGGTCGCTTTATCACACGCGTATTCTTAACATATTCAAGGCGTCCTGTGTTTGGTTCGCGAGAAAGGAAATAATCGTTTTCTTTTATCTCTGCGAACGGCACCCAGCCACGCTTAGTCAAAACTTCGTGGTCTGGCGTAAAGCAATAACCCAACCAGCCTTCTGGGACTGGTATTTGATCATACGAGCCACAGCGGAACTCTAAATCAAGGTTGTAACGCGACCATAGTAAACAGATATCTTCAATATGTTTGAATCTGCTGTTTGGTTCAGCATCCCCCCTTAAAAACTCTTCAATTTTATTCTGTTCGTTTTCTGTGCTTGTTAAATAAGTTCTGCCATCGTTACCGAACGACCATATAGAACGAATCATTGCAGCCTGTGGCCCTTCAGCATTCACCCACTGCTTGAACTGCTCTTTGGTATAATACAACTTGCCCCACTCATGAATTAAATCTGGGCGGTGCCGGCAAGTGTCGTGAAGGCCAACAAGGCTTGCGTCAATATCGTTTGCAATTACCTTGTACCCTTTGCGGGCCATAAAGTATGCAAAAGAACCGCCGCCGGTAAACGCATCAACTATTCCAACGGGTTTAGGAATATCCAACAGGCGAATCGTGGAATATAATTGTTCTACTATGCCAAATTTATTTCCGCGATACGCCACATAAGGTTCTAATTCAAATGCCATTTATTTGCCCTTCTGTTCTTAGGTTGTGTTTATTCTAACAATAAAAATATTATTAGTCAAGAATTTTTTTAGGGTAAGAAAACACAAGCCCAAATTCGCCTTCTGCCACGGTTGACGGGGCTACGGCCAGCATGTCCCAAGCCAGCCGCGACAACTTATATTTCGGGCGCAGCATTTTATAATGCTTGTTTTTTGTCGTGAGGACGTGTTCCTTCAGGATATCGTATATTTCGGAATACAACGCTTCTGGTATGCGTATTTTGTCTATATCTATTTTTGAGCCATAATCACTATAGTACTGCTCGAACATTTTGTTGAACCCCAGTTTTTCATAAACCTGTGACCAAGACACAACTTCTGGGTCTTCAAAAAACTTAAGTATTTCCTCTTTAGAATACACAAAATCGATGGTTGTTTTTGTTTCAACTAGTTTCATTTTGTAGCCTTTTGGTTAAATAAGCGCCCCTCCGGTTGGCACCTTTAAGAGGGGCATTGGTGGGGCAGTTTGTTATACGGGAGTGGATTTAACCTTCAACTGCCCCATTTTGCGCACTTTCGCCGAAACGGCTGCGCAACACCGCTGGAGGCGCTAACTGCAATTAGCATCGGCCCTAGGGGGACTTAGAACCCCATCTTTTTCCACGCCTGTTCACAAACAGACAAGCAGTGGTGCGGGTCGTTTAGTTTACGCTCGCAAATTTCTTCATTGACGTTAATTATGTCGCTAACATCTTGTTGGGTGTAATGGCCAGTTGCGTTATAGCCTATTAAAAGGCCCGCCAGCAGCGCTAAAATTATATACAGGGTTGAGCGTTTTGCGCGTCGTTCCCACTTAGCGGCCACCAAATTGTTAATCTGCATTACGTCTTCAAAATCTTCTTTTGTTGGTTTGTTGTTATACAACCAAGAAATATATTCATTTCGTTGTTCTGCGGTCATTAGGGTGTTTGGTTTAGGCATTGTTTCCTCCTTCGTGTTTGTAAAGCCCGTTGATGTTTTTCCAAGTTCTAGAACGGTTTTTGGCCATTTTTTCATCAATAGCGTCCGCCAAATCTTTTGTTGCATATGACGAATTATAAAGTTCATGTGCCACAGTAGCAAAACAAAACATTGCTTCTGGGTCTGAAAAGCGGGTCAGACCGCAAGCCACTATAAACATATCGGCTAACTCGTTTATATCGCCAATAACAACGTCTACTGTGACCGCGTGGCGCGATTCTTCCCACTCGCGTTTCTCTTCTGCCCATTTCTGTTTCTGTCCGCCCAGAGTTGCATCTGGGAACGTGTCTTTATGCCACTGTACTATTGAAAATATTGATTCCTTCATTTCGCTTCCTTTAATGCTTTCATTTTCTTTGCTATTCTGCGCTGGCGAATATAGTGCCACAAATTCCCTTCTTTCCAATGGCAGATTATGAAATTGGCATCGTATCCGTGGTCATAAATATATATCGTTGCGTTGGGGTATGTTGCTTGCAACCTACTTAATAACCAATCGTGCCAACAATCAGTCAGGTAATCCCTTACACCTAAAAGTACTTCTTGCATTTCTTGTCCTCCTTTTTTTAGTAATTCCCGTCTGCTACCTGATAGCAAGTCAGACCAATACGCCGCCACATATCAACACATTGCTTTCTGTCTTCAAACACGCCGTCAATGTGGTGGTATGGTTTAATGCATTCATCATATATTTCTTTTTTAACAAAATAATCTGGTCTGTGGTCATCATTTTTTCGCATAAACAAACCTTCAACGTTTTTGCAGGCATGTTTTTGCAACCATTGCAGTGTTTCATTCATGTATTTACAGGGTCTGCCAGTGACAAATATAATTTTTGCCCCGTGTTCGTGCAATGCACGCAAGATGTCAATAGTCGGTGTGATTGGTTTATCATTTACACAATCTTTATAAAACGACTCCCAATCTGGGGCTATTTTATCAAGGTCAACCTCACCCTCTATATCTTTTTTTGACGGCAAAATATAATGCAACCGTTGAGAACAATCGGCAATCGTTCCATCAATGTCAAATATATATATCATTGTTAGTCCTTTATCAGTTGTTCGATTTCGTCAATAGCCGTTTGAACATCTAGATTATAGTATGTTGTATTCGGGTGGTGTGCAGTTGCCGTTGTGTGCAACCACTTCAACGAACAATCCACTGCTTTCTGCAACCGTTCCGCCTTGTCCGCTTGGGCAATAATATCGTCAACATAGCACCAACGCACAACATCGGTATAATTCCACCAAGATTCATTGCTTGCTGACAACATCATTATATCCGGGTGATTCCAACCAGTATATGGGATACGACAGCCGCATGCAAAATACAGTATCAGTTTCTTTGTGCTTGCTTCACGCAAATCGTCTGTTCTCCAAATTGAATCACTCATTCTTCGTGTCCTTTGTTTTTAGTTCTCTAAATCTCCCACACCGTCTGCACCGTTTGCCGCTATAATCGCCCAAACGATATATATGTTTATGTGGTATAATTTTCCATATAAATTTCATTTTATATCCTTTGGTTCTATTTGTTCGTGCACATTGCCGATGATTTCAAAATAATCTTTCGTCGGCATACAATTTTCAAAATCATACCCGGAATCACCATCTTTTACAATCCAGCACATTCTGTCTTGAACAAAACACACGACCCCTTTTATTTTAGGATTTGGTGTTTTAGGGTGGTTTGGGTTAAAATATCTACCACTTACAACATCGCCTTCATAAATCAGGTTTCCGTTTTTATCGGAAAACCCTGTGCATTGTTCGTCTGGCTTTGCCGTCAGTTCGTCTCGCTTTGACACCCACGGTTCCC